ATGATTAAGATTTTACTGTCTACCCGCCTCGGCGAAAGGCGGATGACGCAAGCACAGCTCGCTCGGAAAACAGGGATCCGGCCGAATACCATCGGCGAACTTTATAATGAACTCGCCGAAAGGGTTTCGCTGGAGCACCTTGATCTGATATGCGAGGCCTTGGATTGTGACCTATCTGATTTGATCATCAGGGTATCAGAAAAGCCTTCCAAGGAGAAATAGTTAAGCTTCTGGCCGGGTGGTGCAAACACTCGGCCTTTTTATTCCTCCGGGATGTATTCAAACAGATCTCCCGGCTGGCACTGCAGCTCCTTACATATCTTCTCGAGGACATCAATCGGTATATGCTTTGCCTGGTTGAGGCATAGTGCAGATATTGTTGGCTGTCTAACGCCCGTCCGTTTCGCAAGTTCCATCTGCGACATATCTCTCTCGGCAAGTCTGACTTTGATCTTGGATTTTATCATCTCGCACCTCCGTTTCTTGGTGATACTACTATAACACTTTTCGTTGTAGTCTGCAACCACTTTCGTTAGAAAATATATCGAAAATAGTTTAGAAAACTACGAATAGAGTATTGATATACAACGAGTTTCGTAGTATACTCTAACCATAGAGAGGAGGTGAGACAAAGGTGGAAACAAGACAGGACAGAGAAACGGAGATGATGCCGATGAACATCACCGAGGTGAATGCCTACATTGATAGGATCGCAGACATCCTCGAAGCTCTCGGGTTCACCGAAGCAGCTGAGATCGTCAGAAGTAAGAAAATAAAATAAGCCGCCCCCGACCAAAGGAAAACGGCTTGAGTTGACCAAGGGGGAGCAGGAAACCTGTCCGACCTGTTCCCCACCACCTTAACAAATCGGACAGAGAAAGTCAAGTGAGGGATTACAATGGCAACCACCATCCAGACACAGAACTACGGAGTAGAGATCGAACTTACAGGCATCACCAGAGAAAAGGCCGCACAGGTCATCGCCGAGCACTATGGCACACAGGCCACCTACCTCGGGACCTACTATAGAACTCACGGCGCCACCGACCGCAAGGGCCGCACATGGAAGTGCATGAGCGATGCTTCCATCCAGTGCCAGAGGAAGGTCAGAGGGCAGCTCACCAGTGCTGGCAGCGAATACTCCTGCGAGGTCGTGACTCCGATCCTCCAGTACGATGACATGGAAGATCTGCAGGAAATCGTGAGAAAGCTGAGAGCGGCCGGAGCCATCTCCAACAGTTCCACCGGGATCCACGTCCATGTGGACGGAGCTGCCCATACTCCGGAATCCCTCACCAGACTGGTAAATTTCTACGTTGGCCGACAGGATCTATTCTATGAAGCTCTTGAGATTGGGCAGAGAGCGAACCGCTGGTGCAAGAAGATTGACAGGACCCTACTTAAGGCCATGAAGGAAGCCGACAAAGACCGCAGCTCCATGGAGCAGGTCTGGTACTCATCCGCCAACAGCGGATACCGTGGGAGCATCGACCACAGCCACTACAATGACACCCGGTACCACGGCATCAATCTCCACGCTTTCTTCACCAAGGGAACGGTGGAATTCAGACTGTTCAACGGAACGACACACGCCGGGAAGATTAAGGCTTACGTTCAGTTCTGTCTGGCCACGAGCGCCTGGGCAATCAACTGCGAGAACGACAACCTCTTCTTCAAGAGCATCAGCACATACACCAGGGAGCAGAAGCTCACGATCATGAAGAACATGCTCAAGAACCGGCTGAAGCTCCGCAGCAAGGAATACAAGACCTGCCGGATGTTCCTCACCGCAGCATTCACGGAGCAGGCAGCGGCATAACTTAACAAATACTCGCCAAAGCTCGTCAAACTATTTGGAGAGTAGGGAACCGAGCCCGGCGGTATATCCGGGCAGAAAGTATAAGATGGCAAAGATTGATTTCATGACACAGATCATATTATGGCAGAATTCCCAGTTTGGACACGCATCAAAAAACAGCGCCGGCAACAGCTCAGATGCCGGCCGGGATTCGGGATTTCCGGATTATATCACAGGATATTCTGACGATCCTTCAAAGTACATCACCAAAACAAAAGCATATCTCGATGGATTCGGGCTGTTCGGCCGGATCGGAAAGGAGAACTGAGAGATGATGAAAATGTATATCGCATATGGGAGTAACATGAACAGACGCCAGATGGAATGGCGGTGCCCAGATGCCCGGCCGATTGGAACCGGCCACCTCGAAGGATGGAAGCTCATCTTCCGGGGGAACGGCCGGTGCGGCGTGGCCAATATCGAACCCGAGGAAGGATCTACCGTTCCGGTGGTGATCTGGGAGATCTCCGCCAAGGACGAAAAGAACCTGGACGTCTACGAGGGCTATCCGCACCTGTACGTGAAGAAAACAGTGAGGATGTATGACAAGAAGAAGCGGCGATACATCGAAGGCATGGCCTATATTATGACTGATGGCCATAAGATCTCAGGTCCAAGCGGATCCTACCTCAGTACGATTGCCGAGGGCTATGATGATTTCGGGCTGGACGCCTCGGAACTGCTCCGCATAGCTGTCGAATGTGGAATAAAGGAGGTATCAGATGAGATCGATTGAGGAAATCGCGAAGATGCAGACAGCAGGGGAATATCTCCTCTGCCCACGCTGCGGGATGGCCACCATGAAGACAAATATTCACACAAATGCCCTGAGCCGGATGGCGGACATCTACGTATGCGATGCCTGCGGAACCCATGAGGCGATCGATGCATGGATGGGGAAGCCGCTGCCTGTATCTGAATGGGCTTGCATGCAGGATCAGAAGGATTAAGCGTGATTAAGAGTGAAGAAGCAGGAAAGGCTCTGGAAGACGTTTCCAGAGCTTTTTCTGTTCAAACAGGTTCCCCATAGGGGAAAATGCCAAAACCCGAGGAAACCGCCCTGCCGCCTCCCACAGAGACAAAAAGAAGCCCCTTAGGTATCAGCACAGGTGTACTGGAACCGAGGGGCTTATCTGTTATGCAAAGTCGTGCTTTTCAAATCGTTTACGATATGCACTGAGAATAACCTGGTTCGTCTCCTTTGTGCGGTTGTTCTTGAAGTTTGGATGTGCATGACAGTATTTTTCATATTCATCGATGTCACTTAGGATTTGGTCGAAGTGTTCTTTTGAGTGCTCCATCTCATGGGCTATTTCGTCACCAAAGCGCAGGATCCTCGTCCGGCAGTTTACCGCTTCATTTTCTTCTTCCTTTTCCTCGACTGCAACCACGTGCTGATTGACAGCCTCTACCTGAGCGGACAGGGCGTTGACCTTTGTACTGATGGCGTCGATCTTGCCATCAATCTCTTTCAGCATTCCCTTTTTCAGTTCGCTCCCGATAATGCCCCAAATATTCAGTTCCAGTTTCGGAATCCGGATAAATGTCCCAAGGAAAAGTACGATTCCTACAGCAATTTCCACCATCTGAGTCTCTGTCATGGCAAGTCCTCCACATAAAAAAAGCACCCTGCCTCAGGTGCTTTAGTAAATAATGTCGCTATGCCATTCCTCAACATTCTCAGGTTGGCGCGACAGGTAAAAGGTATCAAATATCCGTTTTTGGAGAGCTGAGCTGTTGGTGTATTTCAACAGGCCTTTATATGACTGAACCACATTATCACAGTATTCAAAAGGCAGCTCTCCGGTCGCGTAGTGCTCCATGATGTAATTGAGGTGACTCTTCATCTGGAGCGATGTTTTTCGTCTCAATTCGATGCAGGCCGGCGAAATCTTTCGACCAACAAACTCGATTTTCTTTCCAACCGGCACAACAGCAGTTTTATCATTGAGTTCCAGCCCGAACTCTATCTGCAGATAGTCATTGATGGCGTGGAGAATTGCCCAGGTTTCTTCCTTTGACGGACACATTATCACCATGTCATCCATGTATCTGATGTAGTACGGCACACGGAGTTCCCTTTTTATGTAATGATCCAAAGGTGTCAGAACCACGTTTGCAGTAACCTGGCTGATGAGTGAACCAACCTGCATGCCGATGCCTGCGATCCGTTCAGCGGTGGTTACGTCAGTACAGTGGACCGGAAGCCCGAACGGTCTGCCGTCGCAGCGGATCGCAGTCTCCAGAAACCACATCATATCCGGATCATCGAGAGGCCGACCCAGTTCCCAGAGCTGCACTTCAATCGGGATCCGGAAAAAGAATTTTGCTATGTCAGCCTTTCCAACATACCAACCGCCCTTATTCTCAACAATCCTCATCCAGGACTGCAGCTTTTCCACGGCTCGTATTGTTCCTTTGTTCGGGATGGACCCGTAGCTGTGTTCATAAAACGATTTCATGTAAATCGGCCAGAGAACTTTGTACGCCGCACAGTTTACTACCCGGTCATAAAACGAAAGAGAGTGAATGAGCCGAAGTTTCGGAAAATACTCATAAAACGGATGAAGCTGTCCCGGTTTATAGGTTTTCCACTGGAGCCGATTGATTGTGTCTATAATATTTTCCTCAAGGTTAGAGGAATAGGAAAGCACACCTGCGTTGTAGCGCTTATTACGCCTTGCCAGCAGGTACCCGTCATACATATTTTCGAACGTCGCAAAACGCTCGAATACATGAGAGTGCTTTTCCATATTCATAACCTTGCCGCCATGCCTCGCAGGTGCCGTAAACGAATCGGAACACCGGTTTACATGGCCGCCCTTGGATTTCCCTTCAGCTTGCTGTTTTTCGCCTTATCACAGGCGAGGAATCTGACCCCTTATCATCCCCTGTACTGGAAGTAAGCCCCTGAGCTTACAACATCTGACTTCGAGGATAAGCGACGCGGAACCCAACATTAACGTTCAAGTTGGACCGGGGATTGTTGCCGTTGAAGGACGAGAAACCGTTGGTCGTGTTGTTGTAGCCACCCCCGCGGAAAAAACAGCGAAGCAGCCAGATCCCTATGTTTTACGTTGACTGTTGACGGTCTTCAGCCAGCCGCCCAACATCTTTCCGATCTCGTCAAGTTTCTCACTCCAGACCTTATATTTCTGCATCGGCAGGTATTTCAGGCGGAATGATAACCCAACATACTTTCGAATCTTCTCCAGTTCCACATCCATGTCCTGGAGTGTGGTCTTTTTGTAGTAATGCTTCTTTGCCTCGATGCATCTTTCCAGAAGAGTATCCATGCATCGTTTGATATCGGCAGCCATAGCAAACTTTTCAGATTTCGGATACTGGGACAGGGCATGCAGATAGGCATATTCCATCATGTCCAAAACCTTCTGTTCGATCTTGAGCTCTTCATTGTCTGCCATCTTTCCACCTTCCACTTGGCCAGAATAACTTTATTCTATTTCCTCGGGTGTAATAACGGCAGAATTGTTACAAAATATCGAAATTCGTTATGGCAATTTTATAAAACCAGCGACCCGCCTTACGGCGGGTAAAAGAACGTCCTGCTGCCGCAGGACTCCAGTACACAGTATCACAGTTTACAGTTTTACATAAGCGACGCGGAACCCAACAGAAACGTCCGAGAGGGACCGGGGATGGTAGCCGACGAAGGACGAGAAACCGTGGGCCGCGTGGTGGCAGCTACCCCCGCGGAAAAAACAGCGCTCCGCTTCGGCGTTATTCCACCATACACCCTGATTGTAGCTGAAATCAGATGAGGAATACGACAGCAGTCCCAGAGTCTGCAGAAGGAGCTTTGCAGCGGCACTGATTGCTGTTGTGCAGGCAATCGTATTGAAGCTTGAATGATAATGGTTGCCACGGGCAGTATCCGTTATGGATGTACTGTAGGTGAGCTTTGAGCTTACAAAGTCCATCTTGATAGATCCGGATGTAGTTCCGGAGCCATTCGGCGTAATCAGCGCACCGTCAGAAGCCCGGATAGCCTTCCATAACGAGGAAAATGCTGCCTGCGAATTATCTGAGTCTGCAGCTGCATTTGCGGTCATGATCTGGAGTTCACCATATACACTGCGGATTCCACCCGCCCATTCCCAGACATTTCCGCAAACATCAGCGATTCCGCCGAGAGTTTGGTCATGGTAATAGGTCACCGGTCCGGTGCCGTTTGCGATATGTCGTGTACGGCCATCAGACTTGAATGTCGTCGGAATACCCGTGTAGACTGATTCTGAATTGTGTTTTCCGTATTCATTGTTTCCGATAGGAGTAATGCCTCTCACCGCACACCATCGCAGCAATGCTCCCCACTCGGCATTGGTCATAACATGCCAGCCTTTGCCCTTGTTGGTGCAGTACTGGATGGCCTGATCAAGAGTGACGCTTGCGCGGCAGTCGATTCCGGGAAGCGAATATGCTCTATCGCCTTCTACATTGGCCTGGAACTTGCCAATGTAGATTTCATCGACCTCTTTCCCGTTCACGATAAATGCCGGCATTACAGTTGCCGCAGTGCCAAGACCGGCCCGGGCGTAGGTCATCTTCGGAATCCTTACCATGACGGAGGGGAGTCCCTTGTCATCATAGAGGACTTCATTATTCGGGCATGCTCCTTTGATGGCAAGAGCTGATAAATCAAAATTCGGCATCTTAGCCCTCCTTATTCAAGCGCCCAGAGTGTGAGCATTACAGTATCCATGTCCAGGGGTACCGGTTCCAGTGTGACGCTCGGCTCTTCGCCATTCTCGCCAGGTACTTCTACTTCTCTGTACTGGCGTTCCGGGATATCGATCTCGGCAACATACCGCCATCCGGTAGCGGCTCCGATTACCAGTTCATCGTCCTGGTTGAAACAGATGTCGATATGAGCAGCCCAATCCTGCTCCCTCTTTGCAAGGTTTATGGTGAGGTCATCATCAAAAGTGATTTTCTTTCCGGCCACCTCGAATTCAATTTTGGCGCCTGCGTTTTTCTCAACAACAATCATGAGTAATACCCTCCTGTCACCATGTACCCTACCGTTACGCTGGATGCGCTGCCGGTGTGAGCGATTTTGAAACCATTGACCAGCTTGTCGGAGATCTCAATCTCTCCGACGTTTCCTGTGAATGCAGTAACCCTTGTTGTAACGATATAATCCGTCGATGCTCTTTCATTTACCAGGTTCACGGATTTTATCGAATTGTTAAACGGGAATGCCTTGCTGTTCGTCAGAGTTACAGTACCCTTTTCCATGAGTAAGAGACCTGCAATATCAGCACCCTTCCGGGCGTCGAGCGCATAGCCGGCCGAAGCCTGATCATAGCCATCATAGACATTTTCCTGGGTAAGAACATCCGGAGCAGCAATCACTTTCCATGCTGACCACGAATCATTGATACAGTATCGGAAATAGGTTTTGCCAGTATGATCCCTTGCCGTATGGAAAACATTCCCTTCCGGATCCACTTCAACCTTCAATGAGAAAGCGGATGCGCATGGTGCATTAGTGAGGGTAGCTGCCCCTTCGTCTGTCGAAGCGCAGAAATTCCCGGTTTCTGTGTAATCATTGATATCAGATCCGTTCGGGAGTATGGTCAAGTCTGTCAGCAGATTCGCCTTTTCCTCAAGCGTACTTTGAGAAACCAGGGCGCTGGTATCGATATTGATTGTCATATCGTTTGTGTTTCCAATAGGCAGTATCGCATAAAAGGAATAAACGAAATCCGGCGCATCAGATAGTGCCGGGATTGAAATGCCGTCAGCGTTCTGAAATAATGCCAGCAGTACAGGGGTCCCACCATCAACAGAGGCCCTCAATCCAAACTGGTTTAACGTATATGCAGTGGCCATAGGTGTAATCTGGATCTTTACTCTGTAGCCATTTGTAATTTTTGTTTTCAAAACGATAGACGCAGCCTGTTTATATTCCGCAAGGGAAGTTCGGGCCATTAGTGTCGATTCCAGATATGTTCCGGTACCAGCCTCTGCAGAATCTATACTCAGGACTTTGCCCTGAACCCATTCTGCCAGAAGGGCCGCACCGACGTTAGTAATTACGCCAACCAAACTCGCCATAGACTTTCAGCCTCCTTATTACACATATGTAGCCACACAGCTGTCCGTAAACGAACAAGCTGAACAAAATGCATTTGCATACACATTCGCAGCGCTTCCGGTATCATAGTATTCCACAGCATCAAGAACCGACCGAAGATTTTTGTAAATATTCAGGCTGGTCATGACGGAATTATATTTGGCCTGATCTGTACCCTGGTAGGTACTGTCGATCAGGACTTTGAAGTGATACGGAAGACCGGAATAATTGAACCACTCTTCGACATAGGAATCCTCATAAACTGCAGAAATGCCTGCCTCAACAGCTCCTACCGTGCCAATATGCCTGTGTACGTTTATGGCTGTCTTTATCAGGTTCCGCTTATCAGAGAGACTGAAGTCATAGTCGTACCATTCCACGGCAAGATCTTTCGCAAGGATATCGCACAGCTCTTCTGAGATGTTGTCGAGATTTGCGTAGACGATCAAGCCCTGGAGTTTTTCGTCTATATCTGCAAATGCCTTTGCTGCTGCCGTGGCCAGAGAGTACATACGCCTGTCCTCCCTCAGAACAGAAGGGAGAGAAGCAAGCATGTTTTCAACGATCATGGCATTATTCATCCTCATAACCTCCGTTCACAATCGTGATAGTGCCAATCTTTCCAACCTGAGGAGCGGTGTTGTCGCTTCCATCGCCAAGAACGGTAAATGCAGGGGCTGTCAGTTCCAACCTCTTTATGCCCGTCTCGTAAAGAAAATAGCGGAGTCGATCCGGACTGATGTCTCTTCCGAATTTTCCACATTGCCAGGATACATAGCTGTCTACAGCTTCCTGCACAGAAGCTGCAATATCAGCGGCACTTGCTGTTTCATCACTCGGAATATAGTATGTGAAATTGATATTGAAGGTTACCTGCTGGGCATCGTCAACAAATACGTGATCCGTAAGCGGCCTCTGAAAAGCTGCGGAGCAAGCTTCCAGTATGGCTGCTTTCATTTCCTCGCCTGCCAGGGAACCGTCATTCATAAGGGCATAGATCTCTACAACGCCGTCTTCAGGGGTATTCGCCACGACATCCGCAATATCCGTAGAAACCTGTTTTGCCCAGTAAATATACGAGTTCTCTGCCCCGGCAGTAGAATGACTGTCGAGAGATGCTACCATGAGATCATAGTATTCGTCATCATCTGCGACCTCCGTCCCGCCTTCGGTTTCGGTCAGATTTGTCACACTTTCAAGGTACTCGCTGAACCGGTCTACTATGGTGTCAATCTGTCCGGCAACATATCCGTTTCCGGCACTGCCTGAAGTAAGACATGAGATAGGGACATCAGCATAAGTATCGCCAATTGCGATATATGCATCTTCTGTGGTGGCCCAGAACACCGTGCTGGATTTATCAGTTACACGTGTGCCTGCGGGAATCAAAAGAGAAGAAGACAGCTCCTCGGTGATCGTAAATCGTTCGGTCGATGTGGCGTGTTTCGCTTCAGGCCGAGGCAGGTTATAGATCACTGAACCCAGCTCATCAAGGTTTTCACCTTCTGCTCTGGATGGCAGATTCTGATTCCCGGCATGATTTATCTGTGCTCTTTCCTGCACGAACAGATTGGCCATCCACCGGATGAAAAGCATCTCCGCAGAGGCCGGAGTCACCGAAGCATTGAAGGTCTGTTCGTAGTCCGAGATCATCCCCTGAAGAATAGACTGTGCGTCTGTGCTGAGAAACTGATATTCCGTATTACGCGCCATCCTCATCATCCTCCTCATATCCCTCGATCTCCACTTCAACAATCGGACTGAGCGTGTCGGGATATTTGCTGTCTACGTCAAAGGAGACTCCAACCACGGCGGCGCGCGGTTCATACTCCTCGATCATTTCAATAATTTCCGCCTGGAGCATCGCTCTGGCTGCATTGATCGGCCTGTGCAGGGCGTCAGCCGAGATTCCAAAATCTCTGTATAGCGGGCATTCACCCTTCCAGGTCTTCAGAATGATAGCTATGTTCTGCAGAACCGATTCTATCGTATCTGTCAGGTTCAGACGGATATCCAGGGTATCTGATGCTTTGACCTGATACATAAATCACCTCACATATTCCAGCAAACTTACAGTTGCTGTGCAAACCGTCACACCACGCTGCCGGTCATAATGCTGCCCCGTTTGCTGATAGCTTTGAATCACGTACTGCCCATAGTAATCATCCCCGATTACGAGCCGCATTTTTTTATGCCGCTCACAGGCCTTTTTGATCTTTCTTAGCTCTTTAAAGGGATTCGCACCGAGATAAGAAGAAAGCATGATCTCCAGGTCAGCTGTCCCGGCATTCACCCCAGTGAATTCGGGAAGCTCCTTGGCGTTTACTCTCTGATGCATGGCATAAGAAGCGGATCCGGATCGCGAGAATCCGGTTATTGTTTCAATTTTGGAGTCCGAGACAACGAACGAAATATTCCCGAGACAACCGATTTTCATAAGAGGCCTCCTTATATCTGCCCGACAATAAACCCGTCAGCATTCCTGTGCGGGGGATAGATAACCAAGACGGTCGAACCGACGGCGGGAACCCAATTTGTCACAGACGCTTTGTGAGTGTGCCCATCAGCCTGCTGCACTCCGACACCTTCTCCGATGCGCTGCAGGACGCTCAGCCAATCAGATGTTCTTTTTGTATCAGGGAAAAAGACCTTTGCCTTGGTTCCGTTCACTTCCCGCACCTGCCCAATCTGCAAAATTGTCCCGAGATTTTCCATTAGTATCCTCCAAGAACCCTCCTCAGATTTATCGTTGTCGTATACCCTGTCGAGCGGGACAGCTGATGACGAGCCTGGCTGATGATATACTTGCCGCTCCAGGGACCCCAGCCGGTAAGCTGCACGCAGACTCCGGCGGCCATGTCAGGGTTCCCCTGCATTTGGAGCTGAGCTGTTTTCTGATATTTGTTGTGCAGCCGCAGGTACTTCTGAGCCAGAACCTGCGCTTCAGCGATATCGGCGACCTTTGCAGTGATTTCAAGCTGTTGGTTGCCTTTGGCCTCCGGATCATAATCTGTAAGCTTGGCAATACCCTCGATCAGTGTTCCCTCGGGTGTCACATAGGAAACTCTGCAGGATTGGTATTCGACATTGGATTTCGCTGTGGAGAGATTGTGTTTCGTGTAACTGCCATCCCCCTTGGAAATCACAGCTATGGGAGAGGCGGATTCATATGTTATCTGGTCAAAGATGATAATGATATTGTTGTTTACCTTCAGAGAAAGTCCCGCATCATGGCACAGATCGGAAAGAAACTTAATATCAGGTTCCTGTTTCTGCTCAATGTGTGCATATGTAATATCTGTCTGTGATAGGAACATACACGTCATGCCTGCAGCTGCCGCGATTTCAGAGCCGATCATAGATAGTTTTACGGCTTCCCATGTCTTATCCTTCAGTGTCTGTCGGGCGCTTGAAGAGTAAGGCAGGGCCGTTGCTTTCAAAGTAACTGTATCGGGCGGGCCCTGGCACTGGATGGTATCCAGTTCAAATCGTCCGCAGTCGAGAAGATCAGAGTTCCCGTCATTCCATCCGGATCGCTGGAAAGAGGCGGTGATTTTAAATCCAGGCTGTGCCGTAGCAGCAGGTGCATCTGCGTTTTGAGCGGCTGCCGGTGCAAGATACCCACCATACATATACCCGCTTTGTCCGCCTGCGTTTACCTGATACCAGTCCCCGGAGGCGTCCACGACATCGATCTCGGTTCCAAATGCAAAGCAGTTAAGCCTTGCAGTTGATGTGGAAGGCCCCTCCCTGAGAATGAGACCGCTCTGGGCAGTGACAGTATATTTTGCTGTCGCAGCTGCCGCAGGAGAAGCCTGATGTGCGTCCGAAACGGATGCTTCCATCATCTGCTGAACCCAGGAGAGAAGCCATATCCTTGGACGATCATGAAGTTTGATCTGCAGGTCATCGGCTTTATCTTCCTCGAAATCAATGTAGGTTATAGATTCCAGGTATTTACTGATATCATCTGAGATATCGACACCATCGAAGGTTACAATTGCTGATGTGTTTCTCACGCTGCTCATCCGCTCACCTGCTTCCAGGGCGGAGCCACTAATGACGCCGCCACATCAACATCGGGAATAGTCAGCTCGATTCCTGCAGGAAATAGAAAGATGCCGCAGTATTTGATATTTGCTGTGATCAACTGACCGACATATATGGAGGAGCCCATCTGCTTATACGCAATAGTGTCCCACATATCCCCTTGAATGGTCGTATAGATTTTCATGTTGCGAAGCTCCTCCTCATGTTATCTGTCTGAGCCTCCTCAACCACGGCCAGCACCCGCTCTGCAAACTCATCACCGAACAGGCGGAGCTGATCCATGATGCCAGAGTGCGCATCACCGTTTATCTGGAAGGAGACACTTATATCGTTTTTGAAGGTGTTTCCCGAAGAACCCATAGTTCCAAGAAGTTTGTTCGTCTCATCATTCGGGACAACGGTTCCGTTGCCGTTCATATGGATCAGCTCAGGACCTTCCTCACCTACGAGGTATGTCTTACCGGAATATGCCGGACCACCAGCCGCCCTGGGCTGAGGTGTCCCTCCGCTTGCTCCTGATCCGGCACCTCCGCTGCCGAGTCCGGCGAGAGCAGCAGCCCGGATCTGCGCGAATTGACGGCCAACCTCATCCCTCATATTGAATGCGGTACTGGTGTAGGCCATTATAGTTTCACGAGCGGCCGCTGATGCTTCAGAAGATAGATTCATATCAGAAACCATTTGTTCAACGCTCTGGGCCATCTCCTGAGTCCTTGCATCAAGATCCGTTGCCAGGGCTGCGATGTTCTCGCCGGTTTCGTTCTGCGCTTTCTGTAGATCCTGATAATTGGATACCATAGCAGCCAGGTCTTCATCTGACGCATCGGCCATTCCGGCGATTGCATTTATAGATTCCTGGGAACCATCTGCGAAGGATGCAATGACATCTGCCAGGCCCTCTATGTCACCGGTCCGGCCGCGAAGACTTTCAAGGTTCTGGTTATACTCCTGCCAATGCTTTGTCTGTTCTTCGAGCCGTTGATTGATTGTATCTGCGGAAACGGCGACCGTTTCACTTACCTCATCCCAGATCTGGAACTGACCGCGAATACTTTTCTCGGCCGCGTCATACGCCTCGTAATAGGATTCCTTCAGAGCCAGGAGCTGCTCATCGGCTGAACGAATAATTCCCTCTGTATTTTCCATTGTCTGGTTGAGGGCTATCTGTTCGGCAGATAACTCGCTGACTCCGTCTCCGGTGTCAGACGTTGCGTTCATATAACTGTCAAGGACAGCATTGGCGGAATCAACCACTCCCTGGCTTTCATCGAGTGCTTTCGTCAGAATCCGCTGTTCGTCAGAAGCAGCACGGGCTTCTTTTCCAAAGTCTATGTAGTCGCTCCGGAGCTGCTGTACATCTGCAGAAAGACGTCTCCACGGAAGATCTTCCACAGTGTTATAAATACCCTTGAACTGCTCGTCCGTAAGCCCAAGGGCCTTTAGAAGTTCTTCATAGGCAGCCTGCTGTTTCTTCAGAGCATTCTCACCCTTAATCTGGGCTGCTGTCAGACTGGTTTCATTCTTGATCCGCTCTTTCGTAGCGTCGACAACATTCTGACGGAGTTCTGCGATATACTCTTCCCTGGCCTGCTGTTCAGCATATTTTTCCCAGTCTTCTGTTGCCTTTTCCAAGGCGGGAAGGCCGCCTTCGATTGTGTCGTTCACAAGATCGATTTTGTCGGCCAAATCAGGCATGGTCTGAACGAGAAGCTCCAAGACATTGTGATATTCTTTTTTCTGAGCCTCGTCCATTTCGCCGGCAGATTCCAGTTCATGGAGACGGTCGATATACATCCGAGCTGTTTCAGCTGCGGCATGATTGTCTGCTATAGCATCATCATACTGGTCATGGAGAGAGACCATTGATTGCTGCAGGTCCCGCGTCTCCTTGTTTAAATCCTTTACCTTTTTGGAATCGGACTCGTTATAAAGATAATAAAGAGCCCCGCCCAGGGCAGAGACAGCTGCAACAACAGCCATTATTTGACCGACTCCGGGTGCTGCAAGGCCTAAAGCAGTTGTCGCTGCAGTAACACCTTTTACTCCGGCCGCCACTGCGGTAATCCCTCCTGTAAGCGTGACAAGTGCCCCGCCTGTAGCAATAATGCCTTTGACCAATGACGGATTATCTTTTACAAAATTGTTTACCATGGTAAGAACATCTGTCCCTGCACGGTAAAATTCACGCATTGTATCTTTGGAAAGGTCGCCGAGTGAGATCTGTAGTCCTTCTGCGGCGGACTGCATGATGGTAAGTTCACCATTCATGTTGTCAAGCTGAGTTTGAGCCTGCTGTGTTGCTGCGCCTCCGGCCTCACCGATTCCTTTCCAAAGCTCCTCCACACGTTCTGTCGAGGCAGCAGTCATCTTGTTGAATGCATTCAAACCCTGTGCCGTGAAGATGGTTGCCTTCAGAGCATTGGCTTCTTCCTGAGAATAACCGGAAAGAACTTCAGCCATCTCGTCCACAATATCATTGAAGTCCCTGGCCTCTCCGGTGTTAAAGTCATACATCTCCACGCCAAGAGCTTTAATAGCCTCCTTGGCATCCTTCGATGTGGGGGTAAACAGATCTGCATAGGCTCTGTTTAAAGCAGTCGCCGCTGAGCTTCCCACCACATTCTGATCAGCGAGGCGGAGCAGCGCGAGCGTAACAGAGTCGGCAGCCTGGTTATAACTGGATGCGTTTGCAGCGGTACCGGCAAAAGCTTCACCAAGCCCCCGGACATCCGTCTTTGCAAGCGAGGCGCCTTTGGCCATAAGGTCTGCATAGTATCCCGCGTGCTCCATGCTGTCACGGAAACCGGCGACAGCACCCGTTACATAGGTGGCTGAGTCGGCCAAATCGAGACCGCCGGCGGCTGCCAGGTCCAGTACGACCGGAAGACCGCTCATCTGGTCTTTAGCACTGAGTCCTGCCATGGCCAAAATGTTCAGGCCTTCTGACGCCTGCACTGCGGAAAAAGCAGTGGAAGCACCCATTTCTTTTGCAAACTCATTAAGCTCAGCTACTTCAGAATTGCTCACGCCCATGGTGGCAGCGACCTGGGACATCGAAGCTTCAAATTCCCCGGAGACCTTTACTGTCTCCATATAGGCTCCGGCGATCTCCTTCATTTTATCGGCTATACCTGCGGCCAGCAGGGCACTGGCAACAGCTTCTACAGCAGCCGCAGACTGGGAAGCAAAGCTTGAAGCGCTCTTGGCAGCGTTTTCCTGCTTTTCTCTTAGCTCATTCATTTCAGACTCAAGCCGCTTTGATTCCTGAGTCAGATTCTGCGTATCGATTCCTGCCTCATCAAGAGCATCTCCGTATTTGCCAAGCTTCTGGGTCTGCTCATCGAGTTTTTTGGAGGTAGAAGCTATCTGGGCTTCTTTTGACAGAATGGCATTTTGGAGTTTCGCTTCTTCTGAGGCGTTGTTTGCAGTGGCATTTTTCAGATTCTCCAACTGCTTTTGGTAGAGCTCTAATTTAGCCCTGGTTGCTTCGACAGCCTGCTGCTGTTTCTGATACCCTGATATATCCGACTGCTGTTTCGAAAGGTTATTGATTTCCTTCTGAAAGGCCATAATGGTTTGCTGAGCCTTTCCGAATGTTGCCGGAAACCCGTTCTGTAGAGATGCATTCAGCGCAAACAGCATCGTGTATTCTTTTTGTGAAGCCATAGATCCTCCTTACTGATTCTGCCTTAATGCCTCTCTGTCTCGTTCAATCTTGTTGGATGTTTTTACCCACTCGAGAAGTCCCGGAAGGGAGAGAGATAACCAAAACGGGATGGGTGTATGCGTCTTCTCAGCCAATATAAGAGACGTCCTCCGAATCCATCCGATGGGATTCTCTACATCCCCATATTTAATAAAAAACTTCTGGCTTTGCTCCTGAGTCTGCAGAACACCGGGAAGGGAAGCTTTTCAATGGCATCCGTTCCGATCGGCTGTTTACAGCACCTCATTGCCATGGTCATAAGAAACATGGTTGAGAATTCCGGGGCAATTACCCCGTACCCCTGGGACTGAAGTTCTGCTTCGATATTGATGAAATCCGCACCTGTCATACCGGCAAAATCAAATTCCATATCGGAATAGTCTGTACCTTCCCATGTGAATGGCTTTGTTAGATGCAGGGTAAAGTGCTCGACTGTATCAATCTGAGCCTGCTTTTTTGCCTGTTCGATTTCCTCGCCGATGGTATCCATAGGGTCATTCTTCTTGATTTCCTGCATGATTCGCTCCTTTCAAATAAAGCAAGCCCCTGGGATTACCCCAAGGGCCTGTGATTAAGTGGTGAATACTTATTTGCCGAGGATCTTCCTGACGTCTGCGAGGTAGTCGACCCCATCGATGACGCAGATGAAGTTGACCGGATCGAGCTCCTTGGTGACCTCGCCATTTACAGTCTCCTTCCAGTACAGTACGGAATAGGTTCCGGATCCGTTAGTCGGAGCTGCCGGGGCGACCGAACCACCCGTCAGCGTCTTGGGAAGGACTACAAAGGAATGCTTCACGTTATCTACGGTGAGCTTTCCTGCAACAGGGTTATCGCCCTGCTGAGCGCTTCTGCATTCAATCTGATGCCGCTTCGGGGCTGCCAGCTTCGATGCATTCTTCTGGGTGGTGCGGAATTCGATGCCGAGTTCCATCGCCTCCATCTGACCGATGATGGGGTAATCCACATTGCCGGCGATACCCGCTCCATTCATGGTCTGCGTGATGAAGTTAAGGTTCGGGAGCTTAAGAGTCGCCACACCCATATGCTCCTTGCCATCCTCATATAATGCAAAGCTAATTGTTGCCTGATCCATATATTGACCTCCTTATCAGCCTGCCAGAGCTGCTTCGACATAGCTTGCATCGTACTCAAGCACAAAGTCGAGTTCCTGCAGCGGAGACGGCGGTGTAACATAAACGTGAAGCTTCAGGATACCTGCCATAAGGTTGGTGGTCGGGTTCTCAGACTCCTGCATCTCGACCCGGCCTCCGAGAATGTAACCCATCCCGGTAAGGCCGTTCAGCCAGATGTTGCAGGTATCCAGGATGCTGTCGATCTGCCGGCGGTTCATCGGAGCATCCAGTCTGCTCCAGAAGGTCTGGATGAGGCTGTTCCCGATCCAGGTGAACATGCGGGACACAGGAATGAAGATGTCCTTCACATCCGTATTGGCAGGATATGCCGCAGTGTAGTTGCCCCATGCGACCCATCCATTGATAAAGTGGATGGCAGTGGTAATGCCGGCTGCGTTCAGGACATTGGCCTGAGCAAGCGTCAGCTCCACGGTATCACCTGCAGGGGTGCAGATCCCATCAATCGGCAGAGCCTTGTTGGACGGAGACTCATAGGGGCATCCATCATTGTCGGTATCAGTAGAGGCCATGCGGCCAGCCATCAAGGTGGACATATGGAACTTCAGATTTCCGAGCTTGCCCATGGGCCAGCAAACGATTTCCTGAGGAAGCACGAGATTCTTTGTGCTCTTTTCCGTTACAGCCGTATCGTATGAAGTGGCTGTCAGGTCCACCAATGCCTTAGCAGTGCAAAGGCCGGAAACAGATGCGGCCTTTGCCGCCATTGCAGCAGCAACCACAGACTGATCAGACCAGCCAGGTGCGCAGATCAGATCAGGAACCATACCCAGAGAGGTAATGCACAGGTCAATCTTGGAAATTGCATTCACAATTGTGGACGTCTGAATATTCTCAATGTTGACCTTGTCATAGGAGACACTGATGGCTGCATCAGAATAATGAGCGCTGGTACTGATAAGCTCGATGACCAGCTTTCCATCCGAATAGTAGGCCTCATAATCAGTATCCTTTTCAAGCGTTGCCCCGCCTTCTTCGGATGCTTTTACCACAAGAGAAGAAGCGATGGCATCACCGGTAATGCTTGCCTTATGAGCGGTGACCGGCGTGTTGACGTTGGATACTGCAGTCTTCATGTTTGCGATATCAAGCACGTTCACAAAGACTACCGGTGCAGCTCCGAAATTCACAAAGTGGCTGTACATGAACTCACAAAGAGTGTAAGTATCCCAGCTTTCGGAGTATCCGAATTTTTCCACTGCCTCGTCCCAAGATGTCAGAAGAACCGGGGTATTTACAGCAGCCGGCTTTTCTGCCATCTGGACCGGAGCAGTGCCTACGACAAACGGAAGGCCGGATGCTGCGGTTCTCGGTGTAGATACTCCGGTGGACTGCTGCGTAACATTTACAGCATGAAACATAGACATAAGCGCCTCCTTTTATCTCCCGGTCATTTTATGATATTTCTCATAGAGCAGGGTTCCGGGACTCCTGACTGCAATGAGTGCTTCAGCAAGGTCATTGCCGTCTACGATGAGACGGGCAATTTCCGGGCGTTTTTCAATTGCGTCAGCCAGTCTGGTTTTGGCTTCTGCAACAGAACCGTTAAAAACCTGATTCTGCTGCACAATGCCAAGGATGGAAGGGCCGACATAACAACAAAACCCGGCTCCTTTAGAGACCGGGACTGCCTTCTTCTTGTCCGAAGAAGTTTTCGTATGGCTCATAGAGTTTCACCTCTCTTTCAATTGGGGGAAGCCGCCATGTGGTAACCATCTCACCAATGTAATATGGTGCGGTTTCTTCCGTATATACCAGGGATTGCGGAGCGTGATCACCATCCATCAGCAGCTCAAACTGGCCTGCGAGGATCCGCTGCCGAAGAAGCGGAATACGGACTCGATCCATAACCTCATTCAGGCTGAGCCCCCCTTGCTGTTCATCTTCGTCATATACACAGAAGACCGTTCGGATCACGGCTTCAGATGTGGACCTTTGCCCGGGCTCCTGGGAATCTTTTGATGTGACTTTCTGATGCAGAATATATGGTGCTTTCTTGGTGGCGGATTTGGAATCTGGAAGCCTCATCTGGAACACGAGAGGTGCTCGGTCTTCCGGCGGCTCCTCATCAGACTTCTGAAAACGTACGGGGAGGAGAAGGTCCTTGACTGCATCTTCCGTGAATGTTTTCAGTGCATTGAGCAGTTCATTTGACGTCATAGCTTATTTCCCCCATCCATTCAGAATCCTGGACACCTCATGATCCATACGTTCCACAAACTTCTTTTCAGCATCCTGGGCAAGCTTCTCCACTACTTCCTCATTTCCAACCATCTGTGGAACTGAACTTCCCATGATTTCTTCGATGCCATCTCCGGATCTTTCAAAAATGCCGGTGTGCCCAGAGGCCATTCTGGCAACGAATGCATGAGAAAAGTCGGCAGCCCCTGTGCCGGCAAGCTGATGTCCTCTTGCATGCACTCCAGGACGAACCATCTTCCAACCTCCGTTGACCAGTGCGGGGACCCGTTCGTTCAGGTATTGCGGAGACTTTGGCGAAGCGCCTTCATAGCGGTAGAGGGGAATTTTGGTACCATTGAAAACAACGTATGCAGAGACCCCCTGGCCGATAGCATACCTGACCTTCATATTTTGGCCAAGCCTGAGGTTTGCGTTCGAGATAGCATATCTTTCCCGAATCCTTACGCCAACCTGGGTTTTCAGGTTGCTTACCGTCCTGGTCATGGCTGCCTGTGCCGCTTTTTGCGCTCCCCCAGGGATCCCTGAGAGAATCTTTTCAGCTCTGGTCAGTGCAACGCCGCTGTCTTCAATGCTAATTTTCATTCGTCGATTCCCTCTAACTCAACTCGGAGCATGCCCATTTCACAGTCTGAAAAGGCGACATAGAATTCTCGAAAGAATCCGCCGCCGCCTTCTTCATCGTTAATTTTTATTTTGGATCCCTTTTCAGGCTGATTTCCGCCAAGGTCCTCGACTCGCATGTGCAGTACTGCATTTACCCGATAGATTCCCTGAGCATGATCGGCCTGAGTAGTGTTCCGATCCTGTTCCTTTAACCCGGTTAAGACGATGGGAACGCCTTTGCCCTCGTAAGTTTCAGCCCCGTCGTAGGTGACACCGTCATAGATGATCGTGCGATATTCAGCAAACTCTGAGGCGTTCATGAAGACATTGAGGTTGTCGGCCTTCACCATATCTTTGAAGCTCACGAAATCACCTCCGATGCGTCAAGCTCCGGAGGCTCACCGCCATCGACAGCTTCTTCGCCGACAGCATCAATAATGGCCTCACGGATCGCGAGCTTGGAGCGGAGCTTCTTCGTGTCGATGCCGAGCTTTGCAGCATAGTTCTTCAGTTCATCGAAGGAGAGCGTCTCCAGGTATTCCATGTCAGGGACCACAGAAGGCCCTTCCTTGGCTTCTTCGTCTTCAGACAGGTTACCGATAGGCGAATCCTCCAGAACGTCAGGAACGGTCGGTTCCGGCTCTGATTCGGCCGGTTCCGTGCTGACCAGCACAGCTGCTCCGGTTTCGATGAGGTACTTGCCCTCTGCGTCATCCACTTCACAGGTCTCACCCCGGAAGATGGGGGTTACAAAAGAGGAGCCCTTGGACTTGTGCCCGTAGGCTCCTACAATGATCTGGACTTTCATTTCGCGCTCCTTTCAGTGTCGTTGGGATCAGTTGACTACGTTCGCGGCATAGATCCACGAAGATCTGTTGTGCGGAGCCGCCAGCGGACGGGCGACCAGGCGAACCTTGCGGATGTCGTTCTCCTCATCCACGATCAGCTTCGGCACACGGGTGGCCACATGGGTGGTGAACTCTGTAGAGCCGTGGTTGATCTGAGTGACCTTGCCGTACATCAGATGACCGGCGCCGGGAGCGGTGACAGCTGCGGAGGTTGCCGGGAAATACTTCGCTGTCGCACCAGCGTCGGTGGTGTACTCCTCATCAACAGAGAACAGGTTCAGCATGAAGCCGCCGAAGTTCAGCTGTCCCATGAAAACAACACCATCATACTGGGTCAGGGTCTGACGGATCTCGCCGGTGATGATACCGGAGTTCTTGTTCAGAAGATCTCTGACTTCCTGGATGTGAAGGACCGCATCTGCAGCGTCAGTGCCCAGAAGCAAGTCAGCTGCACGAAGACCTCTCTTGGAGAGCATACGGCACATAGCCTTGACATCCCCGAAGAAGTCTCCAGTCTGTCCATTCCAGTATTTCGCGCCGACAGAGTAGATGTGGTCGGAGGTCTGCCCGGTGTAGTACCGGATCTCCTTCGCCTCACCCATGTTCTTGGCATCGATATACTCCTGCACGGTGCAGCCATTGTTAATGATGGTCTGAGCGCACATCCACTCCTCACGGCGTGCAATACGCCTGTCAAGGAAGGTCATGTCTTCTACCTGGATACGGGCGGCTCTCTGAGCCTCGTCCATGTCGGAGAACAGCGCTTCGCCAAATCCTCTCTTCTCCAGATCGTCGATGGTGAGGATCCGGGAGGGAGCGATTCTGGGCGGAGCATACTCGGAGACCTCGTAGCCCTGGCGGTCTACCGGGATATCGCCGACCCTGGGAGAGACGAACGGGACCATCCTGCGGTCGCCGTCCTGATACTCGACAAGTACCTTGTCTGCACGGAACAGGTCGCCGGCTGCGGTCGGGAAATACCTATCACGGAAAAAGCTCGCCTGCGGCACGACCTGGCGGACAGCCGCGATAAGGTTATAGGAGCTAAAAAAATCTAAAGCAATAGCCATTGATATTACCTCCTTTGATTAGTTGGACTGCACATAGTCAGCATCGATCTGCGCCTTCAGGATGATGCCGCCATTCCGAAGAGCGTCGATATCTGCCGCTGTCATGGTGTACCCGCTCTTGACGACCAGCTTGTCAGGGTCAAAAGAGCCTGCAAGGTAGAACAGGGCGTTCACGTCTGCAGAAGTGCTGACCTCGGCTTCATCACAGAGGATGCCGTACGGGGTCAGGGTCTCGCTCTGGCCTGCAGAGGTGCCGAGAATCACCAGCTTTCCGGTGGAGCTGGACTTTGCAAAAACAGTGCCTCTTGCGTAGGTCGCTTTTGCAGAAGATTCCTTAAGGATCACGGCGGGGCCCGTCACGATCGGCGGCACAACGTTGGTGATGAGGCCATCATAGATGTCTGCATCATAGTTCTTATAAAGGTCAGCCATTTACTTTCCCTCCTTCATTGCATTGGCGAAAAAGGCATCAGCCTTTGCCTGCTTTTCTTCATCGGTTTCTGCGCCGGTTTCCTCTGCCGGTGCGGGAGCTGCCTCAATCTCATCCGCATTGGATTCGTCCGCATCAGCTTCAGCGCTTGCAAGGAACCTACGTCCTTGGGCAGCTGCCTGCTGTGCCGCACGATAGGCAAGCTCCATGGCGGAGCATCTGTTCTCGCCGTACTTGGCGTCGGCTACCATCTCGTCAGTAAACTGATTGGCGATGGCGTCGATGTCGGACAGGCGGGTGCGCTCTGCCTCGGTGGCTGCATTGGCCGCTTCCGTCTGGATCTGTGCGACCAGTTCCGGGTCCTGTGCCCGGAGTTCATCGAGAGTCATATTGTGTCCTCCTTCTTCACTGCCGGACTCCCCCGGCGTATTTGGTGTATTGTCCACCGGCTGGGAGTCGCCGGGTGTGACCTCAGTTTCCTCATGCGCATCCGGTTCCTCCGGAGCTTCCTCTCTTGTCGGGATGCTGTCCGGGGCAAACATGCCGGGAGCGAGGTGCATCTGCCTATCACGGCAGAACAGGATACGTCCGTCTGCAGATGCCGCAATATCAAGCGGCTCAGCATCCTCGATCAGTTCATCCGCAAAGCCTTTCTCTACCGCTTCCTTGCCTGTCAGGTAGGTGGTGTCGCTCATCATGTGAGAGAGCACGGTGGCAGAGAGCCCGGTCTTGCGGGTGTATGTGGTAATGATTGCCTGATCATACTTCGCATGCTGTCTGGCAAGCTCCTCCAGTTCGTCGGCATTGTAGCCGCCGAAAAGATAGGACCAGCACTTGTGGATCATGATGAGGCTGTTCGGATTCACAAGCACACGGTCACATGCGCTCATGATCACAGTCCCGGCAGACATCGACACACCGTCGATGATGCAGGTCAAGTTTGCCCCTTCTCTCGACAGCTCGCGGAGCCGGTTGTGGATGACAAAGGCAGCGACACAGTCACCGCCGTAGGTGTTCATCCGGATTCGGATGTTCTTGTACCCGGAGATGCGCTCCAGGTCATCCATGAACGTGTCGAGCGCGATCCACTGTCCGGGGATCGGCTCATCCGTCCACCAGTCACGGGGCTGTTCCTGCACGATGTCGCCGTACATGGTGATCTCTACAGTATCGAAGTTCTCCGACGCCATATTGTAGAAGTCCCTGCGGATGTTCACCGGCTGATTTCCCCGTCTTTCAAAAAACTTCGGAAATGGCATTATTCATCCTCCTTCGGATCACGCTCGGAAGGGAGCACATCGGACACTGCTGCATCGCCGCATTTTTCCCGTTCTATGAGTACCTGATCCATATTCTCATTCCAGTCGCCTCCACCGAGCTCCCTGGTTACCTGCTCATGGGTCTTGAAGCCATGGGCGGTCATCAGGATACCAGCTTCAACTTCCTTCTTCGGGTCGAGCTGTCCCTGTACCGGCCCGATCCATCTCGCTCCGCACCAAGCGGCACGCACGGCAGGATCATTGAAGAAGCCTGGGGCTTTCACCCTGCCTCTGGCCACGGCTTCAGCAAGCCACATCTCATAGACGGGCTGGCAGAAGCTGTCTACGAACCACCCACGCCGCATCCGGAACGCCTCCCAGGCTTCCAGAAGAGCTCCTCTTGAGGCTGAGTAGGAGGAGTTGAACTCCTTTACGAGGACATCGTATGGAAGTTCCAGTGCCGCACCGATCATCTTCGTGATGGTCTTCATGAAAACCTCGAAGCCAGCGGTCGGGATATTCGGGCTTCCAAACTGGACCTCCTCATTTTCTCCGAGGTGCAGAACGGTGCCAGGTCCCATTTCGTACTCGCTTTCTGACGTGGACATGTTTTCCTCGTTCGGGTTCTCGGAAGGGATTCCGTTGATGTCCCCGGCGCCGACCTCATTCATCGGGATTTCTGACTTGTTCGTAACCGTCTTGATCCATGCGGTGAAGAAACTCTGCACAAGAGCTGCCGTCAGCTCCGACTCTGTGTACCGTCTCTGCTGAAGCAAAGTTTCGATCACGTTGGCCAGATACGGAACCCCACGATAGCTGTCAGGTCGTTCAGACTCCATGATGTGCAGAACGTTCGGTTGCCCCGTGTGTGCCCCATAAGCGGTCACCCTGGTCCACTTCAGGCAGTCAATAAGCATCTGCTGTGGATATCCGTTGCAGATATGGTATGCCTGCACCATGCCGTCGGAATCTACCTCCACGCCGTCATGGATCTTATGGCCGGCCCCGGGCTGCCCCTTCGGAATGATCCCCTCCACATTCGGCAGGACATTCGGCCCCATTTTGTAGGCATCCGGAGTGCTGATGCGGTCCGCCTCAATCAGGTGGAGCCTGAGGCCGTATGGGTTCAACGGCGTCGGATCGTACCGCTTCACGAGCGCAAAGACATCACCGCTCATCAGCCAGGCTTTCAAGGCCAGCTGCTGGAGCCCGGCGAAGTTATTAAGGCCGAGTGCATCGCAGTTCTGCTTCTTTCCAGCCCAGAGGTTGAACTCCTTCAGCGTCTGCCTCTGCCATCTCGTGGCGGCCTCCTGACTCATGCCGAGGAATTCATAGTCAATCATCGGGGAAAGCGTGAGGCCCACGCCTACTACCTTTGTGCGGTTGGTCTTAATCGCCGCAGATGCCAGAGGCGCTGCCATGTAAAGCATCCGGCTGCGCTGCCGCAGTGTGAAATTGTTAAGATCGATGTCCTCACCGGGAGAGGACGAGTTCGGGCGGAAGCCCTTCAGTGATCGCCGTGTCAGACTTGCACCTGCCTCGCTGTAACCACTTGCTTTCGGCGATGCCCGTCTGTATTTCCTGTTTTTCTTGCTCATATTCTTACTCCGTAATATGGCCGTCAGCGGCTATTCTGTCGGCCGTCAGCATCCATCCCTGAGAGTCAAATGCAAACTCCTGGTCACCAATCTTCATCAACTCTGACTTGGGCCAGACGCCTCCATTCTGCAGATACCACCATCTGTTGTTTTCTTCTTGGATCCATCCTTCTTCATAAGATCCTGAAAACCATCCCGCAGAGCAATGGAACCAGAGCTTTCCGAGATAATACGCTTTCCCAGATGGGAACAGTGAAGCGCCTTTATTCACAGTGCCGACTTTTTTATAGACTGTACCCGGACCTGTTCGGAGATTGAGCTGGTCTGCAAGAACAACGAGACCATTCAATCCTACGGTGATCCTTGACTCATACCATTCGCCCTTCTGGATAGAAGCCCCATCCGAAACATTGATGGTGACATGATGGCCGGTACATAAAAGGATGTCACCGGCATAGAGGTAATCATCAGATTTCAGGTACTTACTGTCTCTAAGCGCCTTGAAGAGTCCGGTATTCAGCAAGATTGATTCAAGGTTTCCGGTATACCCGTAGACAGACACTTTTTTCAGAGCGTCGATATCCAAGAGGTAACCAGCTGCCTTCACAATGGAAAGGGTCGAGTTTGAACAGTCTGTCTCACATGCCGTCTTGATGTTCTTCGGGTAGTACCCGGAGACCGTGAGCTGCTTCCAGAAGGAATATCTGTCGCCTGAATTTCCCTTCGTTCCCTGGTCGTATCCGATCTTGTCGTTCTGCGCCGCATCGGTAGCCAGAGAAGCAATCTTCCTCCGGACAGACTGGTCTGTGCATCTTAGACATACGTCCCACGGGCGGTCGTACCAGGTACGGAGTTGATACTCTGTCCCGGTCTGGTCACCTGCCTTGCCGCCGGCATAGCTGCCGTTCTCGTCGTGGCCACAATTACTTATCATTCCCTGCCTCCCCATAATACTGGTCGCTGCTGATCTTGAGGATCGCCCCCAGGAACGCATCGACAGCGGTGATGGTGCCCACGATCTGCTCCCCGTAGGGCAAGCCCCAGATGCCAGCGAGGGCAAAGTAAAGGGTGCCGAGTGCCGGGAGAACGATCTGTGCGACGAATTTCAGAGTGTCATAGGCCTGATTGCTCATTTGATCCCTCCTTCTGTATGCTATATCGATGCTATATAAATGCTATAAAATGGAGCCCCATGTTCGAAAGGAGCAAAGCTTTCCGGGGCTCCATTGGTAAGGCGGATTGCTCCGCAAATACCCATATTATCACCAGTCCCTCGGAACGATTCCGAAGGCCTTCCTCGGGCGCTTGCCGTTGAGCAGCGCATTTAGGTCATCGATTTCCTTTTCTATGGCATCGATCTCGTCCTTAAGGCCGTTGATGTCGAACCGGGTAAGCGTCCGGTCATCGATGGTATAGGATTTCACGCCGCCTTCCACAAGAGCGAGGTAGGCCTCGTACAGCTTATCCAGTGCCTTCGTACGGAAGGCTATCCTTGCTTTGATTTCTGTGACAGTCATGCTTCCTCCTTACCAGTCATCGTACATCCGGCGCCGTGCTTTTTTCGGCTTTGGCATTGGCTTTGTGACCGTAGTGGTGGCTCCCTGCTGTTCGGGTACAGCCTTGCCCCTTGCGGCCAGCAGCTTCCGCTCGACCTGATCCAAATTCACGGACAGACTTTTGAACGCTGCGTGAGCGTAGTTGGTGATATCGAGTACCTCGTTCCGCTCATGGCCGGGGATCTTCACCCACTGCCATGGCTGTTTCTTCGTGGTGTCATACTTCAGTGTCTCGGAGAGGAGACCATTGAAGTATTTCGGACCGTACTCGTCATTCTTAGGGAAGTGGCAGTATCGTGGGCCGGGGTTTTCCACCTTCAGGTCATCGAAGATCATCTGCTTGCCGGCATCGACACCGATCTGGTACTGCCAGCATGTGCCGACCATCTTTCTGCCGGCAGGTGTGTCCTTGATGATCTTCATCTGCTTCGGCGGAGAGGTATACGGCTTATCGATGCCGGGAACGCCCTTGATGCAGAACATGTGCTTGCTGATCCTTGCAGCGCACTGTTCGCGAACATCCTGGGTGAAATGACCGCCTTCATCCACGAACGTAAGGGAGATTTTCAGTCCCAGCCCGTCTTTGAACTTATACACATGGTCGATCACCTCATCAAGATGCCGCCAGGTTTCTGGATCATCCGGCCTCCCCATGATGATTCCTTTCCGGATGCCCCAGCGCTCGGAGAAATGGCCATAGCCCTTGACCTCATACTCAAGGCGGTTATCCTGCGTATCCACGCCGCATGTCAGGACCAGGACACCATCAGGCAGCTCCACAGGGCCGCCGTTTTCCAGTGTTCCGTAATCTTCGCGGCGTGAGAGGAAACCATCCTCGTCCATGAGATCGCCTCGATCTTCCCAGAGCTCCCCGAAGGAAGTGTTATACACTACCTGCAGCTCGCTTGGCTTCCCTTGAGCGTCAAGGAACTCCTGAACGATGGACTCCCACGAAGCCCACTGTGAGACGAAAGCATTCAACCAGAAGCTCCGGCATCCCTTCTCGTAGGCCTCCGGATTATCAGCGATCCACTTCGCCGGGGCATGCTTCATGGCATATTCCGAGGAGATGCACCCGCACCCCGGGCAGACATATTTGACCTCGTTCACCTTGTAGATTTTCTTCCCGGCGATCGTATTCACGTCGTACTCGAAGCGGATCTGCGACCATCTGATCTCGTGGTACTCGCCGCAGTGCGGACACTGGGAGCACCATCGCTCCATCGTGCCGGCGGCGTAGCTTTCCTCAATCGCCGAGGCACCTTTAATCGTAGGCGTGGATACCTCCAGCGCCTTTGCATTGTAGAAGGTCTTTTGTCTGGCCATGGCCAACTTCCAGGGATCACCCTCAGATCCTGCTGACCGTGCCCATCGGTCTCGTTCATCGCCGATCACATAGCGGATGGGCTTCGATGCGAGAGCATGGGCTTCCGTCGATCCACACATCGTGAGGATCCCGCCCGGGTATGCCTTCTGCTTTATGGTATTGGTCGAGTCCCGGTTCTTCGGGTCAGCAACCTTCTTCCTGAGAACAGCGCAGTCCCTTATCATGGGGGCCACGCGAAGCTTTGAGAATTCCCTTGCATCCCCCTCTGTCGGATGGATGAAGAGGATGGAGCCAGGATCCTCGTCAATAATGTAGCCGATGCAGTTCAGCTCGAATTCCGATTTGCCCACCTGTGAAGCGGCCACCATCACCGTGCGTCTCACCCTTGGATCTGTGAATGTGTCCATGATCTCGACGAGGTACGGTGTGCGGTCGTTCCTCCAGGCGCCGGTTTCTGCAGATGCTTCTGCAGACAGCCGTCTGTTTCGTTCTGCCCACTGTGAGACCGTCAGATCTGCAGGCGGCTGGAATCCCTTCATCACTGTTTTGGCGGAGGCAATCGTCTTCCTTGCGATATTAGTCATCGTCATCGTCGGAAGCGCTCCATTCCATCCGTTCCCGGACACGCTCCTCGAATTTCTCCGAATCGTATTCGTACTCAGCCAGTTCATTCATGATCTTATGGACCTCATGTCGGATCACATCGGAGGCCTCGGCAGCAGTCTTTGCATTCGCAGCATCGACCGCAAGCCTTCCGGGCAGGGCCATCAGGGCGTCCCGGATGGTGTAGACCATGTCGGCCATGATATTCTCGACATCTTCCTTCCGGTGCATCTTGCCGGCCAGTTCGTCGGCCTCGAGCTTTGCTATCTGTGCCTTGCTGGCCTTCAGCGTTGCTTCTGCCTTCCGTTTTGCCTGTTCAATCTTCCTGTCCTCATCGGATAACTCCTTCTTGGACTGCCTGATCATTGACTCATACAGGTCTCCGAGCGTGATTTTTCCCTTTTCGATGGTCGGGATAGTGCCGTCCTGGATAAGCTGCTGAATTCTCCGTATTGTCAGCCCGGATATTGAGGCAGCTTCGGACGTTCCTATCACCGTTTCCCTGGTGAGTTTGGTGTCATTTGCCATGCTTTTTGCTCCTTTCAAGCGTAGCGAAATGCCCGATTTTCGCATATATCATAGATATGAGCCGGGGCTCGCTGCCCCCCGACCCTACCGGGGACCCCCGTCACAGTACCTTTTCCGGAAAGCAGGAGAAGATCCGCTATTTTCCGTAGCGATTGTTCATCGTTCGCTTCCAATCGCGGTATCTGTCTCTATACACGATGTCGAGACGGCAGTGCTGGCTGCATCCTTTGTTCTCCGGAGTGCACATACAGTCGGTATGGCCATGGCGGTCAGTATGTATGTGCACTTCAATGGTCTCTATCTTTTCCAACGGCATTACCTCCAACAGTTACATAAGGCCGGCAGCGGGAGTTGCACCTGCTTGCAGTTGAAAGGTTTCACAAAGATCTGCTCTGTCTGTGACCGGCATAAATATTTCCCCTCTCCGCTTTCCTCGTGGCCCGTGGTGGGCTTCTGTGGCTTTCGGGATAGGGGAAATAGGGTAGAGATTTAAAATTGATTCTGGGGCGATTCTGTGCGTTTCCCGCCTATATATGTGCCAGGATTCTCGCCCTGCTGTATGTATCATGATCTTTCGTCATCAGTGCCAGGAACTCATCGCGAGTGAAGCCGGAGAGTCTGAACACTTCTTCCGGTTTCATTCCGAGCTGCTTTCCGATCTCGGACACCGTCTTGCCTTCGTCCATCAGTTTCTTCACGATAGCCTTCATGGGTTCCAGCAGGTGTGTCCCTCTGGCCCGGTTGTGCGTGATGGTACCGTAGACATCTGCAGACTCATCGCCGGCATGATCCACGATAACCACCGGCACCTTCCCGCCAAGAGCAGAGAGCAGGGGTTCACGACCAGAGACCGTCCAGCGGTGGAAGCCATCTATAATAGTGAAGTCCGGACGCACCACGATGGGCAGCGTCCATCCGTTCGTAAGTATCGACTGGGTCAAGAGCTTTAAGTTCTCCTCACTGACTTTGTTAGGGTTATAATCATTGGCCCGGAGCCTGGAGCGTTCTACCCACTGCAGAGATCCGAGCGGCGCAAACAGATCCATGCTCATTTCTTTGCCTCCTTCGCTCGGTTCTGGTAATCCTGATATATGGCCGTCCAGAGAATCCGAAGAACTCTTGATTTCGGGTCACCGTACAAAAGCCCTTCATACATCGTCTTGTAATGCTTCTGTGTAGCGATGCCATAGGTTTTCAGGAAAAGGCCTTTCCAGGAAGAGATATGGGAGAGCGTATCCGAAGCAATCACATACCGCTCCGGATGGAGGAATAACAGATCCTTACAAAGTTCCCTATAATCTTTCTTTTCCTGATCCGCTTCCAGTTCCCTCCGGTTCTTGGAAGATCTCCGGAACATTTCAGAATCCCAGTAGAGCATGACGAGGTAAGCATTCGGCATCCGCCGTTCGATCCGCTGCCAGAGTTCGTTGTCTGTCTCAGCGATCCAGCGGAGTCCCTGCGTCGTCATGTCTCCGAAGAAAGCGCTCAGTCTGAGCTGGTTCTTTTTTACGCCGGCTTCGTAAAGCCTCATGTATATCTCAGGAAATTCAAGGTCGTGCTCCCGGATGTAGAGCCACACATCGGAATCCTTCCAATCATAGATTGGATAGAAGGAGCCGCCTGGGCTGATCCGTGACATGTCAGTCCTTGCGATGGCCTGATACCGTGTCGCCGACTCCGCCGTCCGGAGCCCGATCATCTGTATCCCGTCTGAGAAAGCCTTCTTGCAGAAGGTCTGGTAATTCATTTCTCCCGGGTAGTGAAGGCACGGGCTGTTCATGATGGCGAAGGGAGGCGGCTGCCGCATCCACTCATCCTCCTTACCAGGCTCCCAGGTGATCCAGCTCTCTGAAGCGGAAAGGTGGTCCAGGGTGCATACCTGTTTGAAGGGCAGGCAGAACCAAAGGAATCTCGAACCAACCGAGGTGAAGTTCCGATACCACCGCATGGCCGCATCCACCATGGAAGGATAGAGGCCTTCCTCATCAATGAAGGTGACCGTCAGCTGCGCGGGATCAATCTCGCCCATCCGGATCATGTCGTATACCATTGCGGCCATCACCAGGCTGTCCTTCCCTGATGAAAAGCTCAGATATACTTTGACTCCATTCGCGAACACGTTCCGGATCCTCGTCCTTGCCGCCTGACAGACGTCTACCGTCGTCTCGATCTGCTTTACAGGCATATTTCCTTACCGCAGTGGGGACAGATGATAGTCTGAGGGGTTCGTGCACCTTCGTTCAAAACATGCACGTTAGGACCATCCGTGGGCACATTCTGCGGGTTTTGGGCATTTTCTTCCGAAATCTGACCATTTTCCGCAAAATTCGGTTCTATAATGCGCGATTCGTACGCCGGAGGCTGCGATCCGGGCACATGTTCCTCTCGCTCCCGGCTGTTGATCCGGTCCGCTTCCTGCTCCGTAAAGGAGCCATAGCTTTCCAGCGTGGCCGTAGCTTCGGAGAGGGACTGGTTCAGCATCTGCAGGAGATCTTCATCCCATCCTGGAATATCAATGTCCCCGTCCAGTTCCTTCACGATCTCTTCGAAAACGGATGTATCCGTGATTCCAAGCTCGAATACCCGGTTATCGGCAAGCATCAGCTTTCTCTTCTGCTTCTCAGATAGTCCTTTCATCACATAGCAGTCGCATTCCTCTATCCCAGCCCTCTGCATGGCAGCATATAGGCCATTGCCGGCGAGTATCACGCCATGTTCATCGACTACGATCGGCTTGATCTGGCCGAACATCCTCACGGATCGGACATATTCGGAGAGCTGTTTCTCGGTGTGCTTCCGGATATTCCGGTCGGAAAGCTTCAGATCCGAGAGCTTCTTGACGGTGATCTTCATCTTGCCACCGCCTTTCCGGTCTCGAAGGCATCCCAGCAGATTGCTAACAGGATGCCGCCGGCCACGAAATAGATCCGAATGGACGCCATCAGCGTCCACATGCCCATGACCCCGAGCGGGATCAGCACACTCCATCCGGCGATCAGCCCTGCATTCACCAGCAGGCCGAGCTTCTTCCCGAATGCGATGTAGATCGAGTACATGGAACTGGAGAGGGTCGATGTCCCGATGATGGTGATCAGGACCGCCTTCACGATGTTCAGCATCGGTGTGAACTGTGTCCATGCCAAGAGGAAGATGATGGCCATGTAGATGCCGAAGAAGATCCCTCCAAGAGTGAACGTCGCCTGCACATTGACCTTTTTCGTCCCGTCCGCATTCCGCTCGTTATAATTGTAGATTTCGAAGAAATACGGATAGGTGAATGGGCCCGGCAGCAGGAGAATCGCTTTCCAGATACCCTGGCGCATACTGTCCGAATCCTTCACCAGCGGAATCACGTTGAAACTCCCACGGGAATGGAGGGCAGCTGCCACGGTTACGGCTACAGCCAGAAAATAGACGATGATCCACCCGGCACCGTCGGTCAGCACATTCCGGATCATTCCGAATCTCAGAAGGATGATCAGGAAGATGGTGGCCAAAGCATAGGCAACGTACATGCCAAAATCAGCTCCGAGGATGGTGTCCGAAAAAACGGCTTGCATCCCGTTCATGGAGAGCCACGCCTGGAACACGCACATCATGCCGCAGATCCATCTCATAATCTTTGAGCCGAATACCTCGCGGACTTTCGGGATCCGGAGGGTGACTGCGCCGAACAGGATGCAGGCGACGGTGTTCCCGAACACCCAGATCATGGACGGCACCACGCCATAGGTCTGTGTCATGGTGACGCCATTCATCAGGCTTCCGATGCCGGCCCAGGTCGCGCAGATGCTGAGCGCATAGAACAGTGTCGGCGTTTCCTTGAATTTCTGTTTAATTGTAGTTATCACGTTATACTCCTTTTCTTTCCGCTGGCGCCCACACCGTTGGCGAACCGATGCCAGCCCAGGTCGCTGCAATGCGGAGCATCACTGCAGCCGATGTACGAATTCCTCCTTTCGCATAAAAATAGCGGCACCCGGTATGGGCACCGCTTGGCTTTGTTAAGATTTTACAGTCTACAGTAAATCACACTTTTCACGAATCTGCACGCATCACGATGAATCACGGCGAAGCACGACAAAGCAGGACGTATCAGGACGAATCACTCAGGAGCAAAGCGTAAAGTTGAAATTCAGTGACCTGTGCCTTTCCTCCAGTTCGTCCCGGAACCGCCTGATCCACATATCTGCCAGGTCGTCTTCACGGTTTTTCAGCATCCGGATACAGTTCCCGATGTGACCGGTATCCATGTCGCGCACGCTGATAATCGTCCCATCCTCCATGGTCCAGAGGCTTTTCATCAACCTGTTCATGTGTTGATTATAGGCGGTTTCCTGCTCTATCATCATTTCTGCAGCGATTTCTCTCCCATAGCTCATGCCTATGCCTCCCATCCGATGTTCCTTTCTTCATAGCATTATCTCCCGGTGCTGCCGAACCCGTTGTCTCCACGCTCGGTCCCGCCATCGAGACTATCAACAACCTCGACCTGCTCGTAGAGCACAGGTATAACGACGAGCTGACTTACCTTATAGCCTTTTCCGACAAAAAAAGCTTCATCGGTATGGTTATACAGCTTCACTATGATTTCTCCTGTATAACCCTCATCGATAAGGCCTGTGGATGTGATGCCATGCTTTATATTCAACCCGCTTTTTGACACAAACAGGCCTGCCGTGTTTTCCGGGAGCTGGATGTTTACTCCCGTATGAATGACGGCACTCCCGCCGGCAGGAACAATGTGCGATTCAGGCGACTTGATATCAAGCCCCGCATCTGTAGGATGTGCCCTTTCCGGAAGATATGCATTCTGATCCAGTTTAATTTTCATTCTCGCTCCTTTCAGTCTTTCATATTGCCGTTATCATCAAGGTTGAGATACCGGTAGCATCGAGATTTGACACTGGCCTCAGTCTGATACTGTCCGAGGATTCCAGCAACTTCCTTCCAGCTTTTGCCTGCCTGGAACCTAAGGCGAAAGATCATCCGGGTCAGATCGTCATCAATGCTGCCGATGAAGTATTCGACCTGGTCGTGGTCCTTAAGAATCTGGCGCTCGTACATTGGCAGCTTCGCCTCCAGATCGGCGATCATTATGGCGAGTGTCCCCACCTTGTCGTTGACGCCTGACCCGTGGGGCATGCCGTCGAGGGCGGGGGAGCCAGGTTTGGCCCGACCCCTCAGCTCCTCGATCATCTGTATGGCATCTTGGTGCCTGATTTTCAGTATTCTGTACGCTTCTAGTTCCGTTAATGTCATCTCGCTATCTCATCTCGAATATGCTCTTTTGTCCATTGGTTGCAGGTTTAGCCTGTGGCTTCCGCTTCCTGAGCTGCGGTTTTGCGTGTTTCCGCATCTCACCCGCATTCTTGCAGGTAGCCCAGTGCGGCATCCAGCCCGTTACCTCGGCCGTATCGTCCCTGAGAGAGTCATCGATGGTGCATTTCACGACCTCACCCATTCGGTTCACCAGCGTATCTGTGCCGGAGAACCTTCCGTAATGCATTTTGCTGTCACACGGCATCATCCTTCCTGCCGGGGTGGGGATGAAGCACAGGCTCGCCCCGCAGGCCTTACACTGGAAATTATTCCCTTTCATCGTAGTCCTCCAATACTTTGCTGATGTGGTAGATCATCGCCGAGGCTCCGGTAGCGTAGTGGTAGAACGTGGCTTCCTGGCCGTTCCCCCATTCCTCCGCCTCTTCAATGAGGTTTAAGAACGCTTTGTGCATGATTTCCTCGATTTCCTTCTTGGTGTAAGCTTTTTCTGCTTCCATTATTGCGTCCCCCATATGACAGCGTCCCACTTCTGCCACTTCTTTACCATTTTTCGGCTGTTACTGTTATACGACCCACTCGTCTTTCCGGTGTTGTAGTAGTAATACAGCCGTTCCGATACCCCGTAGCTGTCCAACTTCTTTGTCAGCTCGTAGAAGCAACAGTCCACCGAGATGTAAGGATCGAAGCAGTCCGTTATATCAGACAGCCCGAATTCCTTTTTCACATCCGGGAATACCCATTTCTTATTGGTCTGGCACAGGCCGTAGTCGTTTGTCTTGGATACTGCCCGAGGATTGAAAGTGCTTTCCTGGTCGATCAGACCGATTATGAAGCTGTACAGGTTCTTATAGTCAGGCGTGGCGCCCTTGCATTTCTCCCAGATATATTTCTGCAGATCTCTGTCAAGTGGCACTGCATCATTGTACGGGCAGTCATCCAGAGCGTCCGCTGCGTCCAGGGCCTCGCTGATCAGGTCGATCGGCGGCCCTTCGGGAATCTCTATGGCATCCTTCTGAGGATTATCGGTCGTTATGATGATTACCGGGGACTCCGAGGCTATAGCTACGGCAGTGGTTTCTGTAATGGGAGGCGTCGCCGTCTCACTTCTGAGACTCATGAAGGACATTACAGACCAAACCCCCATGATCACAGCGGTCCAGAATAAAAACAGCGCTAACAGGTACGTAAGGCATCCATATCTGCTTCTCATTTTTCGTCTCCTTCCGGCATTTCCGGTGCGGTGGCCAACAGTTCCTTCAGAAATTCTCCGTTCATGGTTTTTGCTTCTTCCTCGGAAATTTCATAGCCGAGCTTTTCAAGCAGGGCATATTCAGCCTTCAGCGCCTCGATGTATCTCGGCTCATTATCTTTGTAGCTGTCAAATCTGGACTGATAATTCTTGGCCCAGAACGGGATATATGCGTTGTGACCTTCATAACTACCGATCGTGCAGACCAGGAGGAGCTTAGTCGGCTCCTTCCGGAGCGTGGCTGCATACTCTTCAAGGAGAGCGGCACCGTCATCACCGCCGGTTTTGCATTCATAGGCGCCCTTCTCGAATCCATAAAATTTCTTTACGAAATCCACGAGCCAGTATTTGTCCGTCTCAGCTCTGATATATCCCGAAAGAAGCATGCCGCAGTCCGTGACGATCTCGGCCAGCGGCTTCTTCTTGATGAGGGATCCTTCGGAGAGATCCTTCACAAAGTCGAGCCTCAGCTTCTTATGCCGCTTCGCCGTGTCCTCCAGCTTCTCAGTGATCTCTTTGAACCAGTGTTCATAGGCCAGCTGCTCAGGGGACTTCTTTTCGCGCTTGGCCTTCTCTTTGACCTTGCGCTTATAGAGGCTGACTGCCCAGGTCCCGTCATCCGTGTAGAAATACTCGACATTGTCTGCATCTTTCGGAACTTCGACCTCCTGCTGATCATCTGAGAGCCTGTAGGTCTTTACGGTATCCCAGTTGCCATTGTAGGTGTTTTCCTTCTTCAGGAACTTCTTCGCGAACTTCTTCATCTCCCCGACATAATAAGCTTTCATTTCTTCACGGTGCTCTGCGTCAAGGTTGCTCTTAAGCTCGTTCCTGAAGTCCGCCGTTCCAATGGCATCGAGGACTTTGTTCCTGCGCTCCGGATCCTTCACCTTCTGTAACTCCAGATAGTCCTGCAGAGTGCCGCCCCTCGCACTGGCGGCCTTGAGTTTATCCCTGTCATACTCCCGGAGCTTCAACCGGTTTCTTACCGTCGTCTCAGAAAAGCCGGTGCTGTCGGCAATCGTCTGCACCGTATCTCCGAGGTCAAGCATCATCTGGAAGCTGTCGGCCTGTTCGATCGGTGTGAGATCGGAGCGGTGCATATTCTCGACCGCCATCGTACGGATCTGCTCGATTTCCGACATCTGCATGATCACACAAGGCACGTTGTCGAGCCCGGCCAGCTTCGCCGCAGCGAGCCTGCGATGTCCGATGATGACGGTGTACTGCCCGCCGCCCTCGGAGCGCGGTTTCGATACGACCGTCAGGTTCTGCAAAACGCCGTTCGCCTTGATGGATTCCGTCAGCTCCGTGAGATCCCCGAGATCCTTCCTCGGATTATTCGGGTGCGGATCCAGCTGCTCGACCGGCAGATATACGAGTTTCTTTTCCTCTGTCATAGTTTCTGATCCTTTCATACTTTCCTGGAGGATGCGGCCATTCATACGGTTCCATTCCCTAACTGCCATATCGAATGTCGGGGAGGGGAGACAGAAATTGATGCATCCCGTACAGCGGATATATGGATGGCCGATCCCGTTATCTTTCCTGACCAGGTGCGTACCCCCGCATTTCGCGCAGGGCACGCAATCATTCATGGTCATCACAGGTTCATAGACATCTGGCCGTTCTCGGCGTTACGGATCCGCCAGATACCGTCTGCAGATACCACTTCGTAATCAGCTCCTCCGAAGGAGCCGGAGATCTCCGTTTTCTCCTGGTACGTGCTCGTCACCTTGTGGTCGAACTTCGGGATATACACATCCTCGTCAAGGTTCGGCTCCTCGACCTTGGAAAGACGTATATTCAGCACCGCGTTCACTTTGCCTTCCTCGATCCCTTTCACGGTCATTTTCTGAATCACCTGCTGGATGGTCTCGTCCAGGCTCATCCGAAAATCCTCGAGGGACTCATTCAGCAGTGAAAGCTCCAGCGACCTTGAAAAAGTTTTCTTTGTGCTCATCTGTTACACCTCCTTGATTGCTATCCGGTACCGCTCCAGGAGCAGCTTCCTCTTGATGATGTACTCAGGCTGTTTCCTCGTGATCGGACTCTTGACGTCCTCCACGATCGTGTGCCCGGTAGATCTGTCTTCATAGACAAAATCGGCAATATACTTCACAGCTTTTTCGGTTTGCCATCTGGTGCCGCCTCCGACGATGGGCACCTGTACCTTCTGGTAAGGAATCAGCTCAAAACTTACCTGCCTGCGAAGGTTCCGGATCTGGCCGGCCCTCTGCATAACTTCCAGCTCCAAGTAGCGATCCCGTTCCTTCCCGGAGTCAAACTCCATCCCGTTGTAGGTCACCTTCTTGTTGCGGTACTTATTCTGACTTTTGCCCTTGAAGGGCGGGTACTGTCTCCACGCCATCGAGTTCCTCCAGTTTCATTTTGTCTGCGACCTGGTTGATCAGCTTACGCACGTTATCAGGTATCATTCGGTCCTGCTTCTCCCGGGCCTGCATTTCACGGTAGTTCTTCATGAAGTTCGAGCTGGCTACCCCTTCGTTGAAATGATCATCCAGTGCCCATTCACGCATCTGCTCCGGTTTGATGGCCCGTCTCACCTGCTCCGGAAGTTTTTCATACTCCCGCATGCTGTAATATCCGCAGTTGGGGAGAGCCTTCCTGACAAGGTTCCATGCATCCATAGGAGAGAGCGCATCCGGGTTCTGCATCTGGTAGATGGCCTCGTTTACTTCCCCGATCGTCGGCGGCCATGTCTCCGTGCGGGTAGCGATTAGCCGGTTTACCGCCGCCCAGACTGTGTTAAAGCTATGATTCCCGAAGTGATACATCCACAGCTGTTTTGCGTCCGCAAGCTGCTGTTGCTGCATGCCCCTGTAAAATCCCGGATATGCTGTCTGCAGAGTTGCCAAAACCTGCAATATCTCTTTTTCTGTCATGAGCCACCTCCGTACTCGTCGCGCCACATGTCCATGAACGTTGCCCCACCTCTCTGCTGATTATTCCCTGCCGGACCAGGATGGTATTTATCCTGCTCCTTTGAAAGCCAGGAGTTCACGAAACGCTTTATACCTGCTTTGGTTTTTCTCCTACTCGGATTACTGTTCAGCCACCCAAGCATATTCCGCAGCTGCTGTATCACGTCGACAGCAGGGTACAGGCCCGCCCATTCCTGGCACTGCTCCTTGGTCACCGGATAAAGTGACCCATCATTCAGCGGAAGCTCGATGACCGGTGGCACAGAGTCAGCGGACTGGCTCTGTGCAATTTCAGGATTCGGATTCGTATTTGGATTCGGATTAGGATTCGGATTGGATTGGATTACGGGCGCATTTGCATACATTTGCTTGCAAGTGTCCGCAACTTGTTCGCAAAAGCCTTCCGACGGGGCAGGGAACTTACTTTTTTTGTTCCTGACTGTTTGATGAGCCTCCCAGTTTGGAAAACACAGGTACGCATCTCCGTCTACCTTGTAGAGGATCAGAGAGCCCATGGTCGCCAACTCCTGCAGAGTCTTCTCGATCGTCTTTTCAGTCACGCTTGCCCGCTTTGGAAATACAAAGCCCTTAATAATCTCAGGATCCGCACTTCCTCGTCCGAAATCATCCACATAAGTAATCAGGTAGGTCCAAAGCCGAAACTGGAAGTCTGTCATACTGTTCACACTCTTGCTGGTGCGTATAGACTCCTTTATGATTCTGTTCGGCATACCCTGCCTCCTTTAGTTGAATGGCAATCCCTCATCATCTACGCTGTCCGGGATCTGCATGAAGCCTTCTCCAACAGGTGCGGCCTGCTGATTCTGATAGAGTGGAAGTTCCTGCTGGTTATATCGTTCCTGTGGCGAGGGAGCTGCCTGTGGCTGCTGATAACCGCCGTTCTGATACCCACGGTTCTGCTGAGGCTGCCCTGATGGCGCCTGAGCGCCCGTGTAGCCACCTCCAGAGCTCGGACCATATTGGCCATAGCCTCCGCCGTAATAACCGCCATTCTGAGGCGCTCCGTAGCCCTGCTGACCATATCCGCCGTATCCGGACTGCTGACCTCCGCCGTTGTCCTCCTTAGAATCAGCAAATTCCTGATGGTCGACATAGCATTCGTTCGTGTAGACCTTCTGATTCTGCTGATTGGTGTAGCTCCCTGTCTTCCAGCGGCCTTCTACAAGGTATCGGCGGCCCTTGTGCATGTACCGCTCTGCGAATTCACCGGATCTTCCAAAAGCGACGCACCGGATAAAGTTCGTGTCGCGTGTCCCATCCTGATTCGCCCTCGCTTCATCGACCGCGAGAGTGTACCGGGCGATGCAAAGAGGCTGGTTGCCCTGGGAATATCGGACATCAGGCTCATCTGTAAGCCTGCCCATCAAGATGACCTTATTCATTCAGATCCTCCTTGACATGCAACCTGGCTGCCTCTGCCTGGATTTCCTCTGCAAACACATTCTTGAAGAAGATTCTGGTATCATAACTGTCATTGTTCGCAGCGAATCTGATCACCACATCAATCTTGGATGCCTTACCGATCAGTTCCCGATATTCGCTGACCGGGATTTCGATAGTCCTTACTTCGATTTGGATATCGAGGTCGTTCGTGTTTTTGTTCATAATCTGCTCCATTCCTTTCTGTACCGCTCCAGAACTTCCGGAGGGTCTGTTTCTATGCCTAACTGCCTGGCCTCCCAGATCGCACCGTCGATCAGGTCCGCCATTTCCTTCGAGTCGTAGTGCTTCGTTTCCTTGTAGACGAGGTAGAAATTGAAGAGCGTGCCGTTTTCCCACCTGCTGTTGAAGCACTTCGTATATCTCCAGAGCTTGTCTACATTGGTCTTGGCCGGGAGTTTGAAGCCGATGTTCTGGCCGTCATCGTCTTTGGCCAAGGCTCCGTATTCCAGAACAAGGTCACGCTTTACCTCTGACTCTGAGACGCCCTTTGCCCTGGCAATCTTATTTATCAACACATGTAGATAGCCTCTGGCATTTCTGCTGGCCTTGTCCCTGTGTTTCTGAATCTCGACATCCAGAAGCTGGTCCTTCAGCTGCAGATACTGATCCCGGAAATCCTGGTCCAGCTCCAGTGTGACCCGCTGCTTCCCGTCCAGACTTCTGGATATGTCGATGATTCGCCCGGTCATAATGCCAACCACTTCTCCTTGTACAGATCCATCAGATCCATGGACCGGAGCCAACAGAGGAAGTCGTTCGCAGTCACGGTGATCGGGATCTGGATTTCTTCCCTCCGGTATTCCTCCGTCCATACATCGGTGCCGTTACTGACGATGTAGACAAAACTTTCTGCCTCGGGTACCAGTTTCAGGTACATCGGATGCTGTGTGCTGTCGAAGTATTTTCCCCTGTCGTAGGATCCGGAGAACTTTATGTCGTAGATCTTTCCGGCACGGAGCGCATCGAGCCTGCCATACAGGAATATCTCCACGCCGTCGATCTCAACGGTCTTGGATTCCGGTACCTGCAGGAGGCCTCCGTTCACATACCGAAGGGCCTGTACTGCTGCCGGATACCATTTATGTTCCTGCGTCGGGACCATTCTTTCCTCAGTCACCTTGGTGCTGTAGTTGTAATCATGGCTTCTGGCCATCGGAATGCCATTGATGATTGCTGTGATCAGATCCTCGAAGTCGATTCCCTTCTGCATGGCGTCCGTGGTAGGTGTCGGCTCTCTCCGGAGTACCCGGAGGAAGTCGGCCATCGGATCGGCCGTGCTCTCGGCATCCTCGTAAGGGTTTTCCTTCATGGAGTAGAGCCACGATGAGAGGAGACTGTGTGTGATCATGTATCTGGCCATCAGAGCACCTCCCGCTTTGCGCTGATCCTGTCGCGGCAGAACTTTCCTCCGTTTCCGTTTTTCAGCATGCTCGTGCGCCCCATACAGAACGGATATTCGCGTGCCATCTGGTCGTAGGTGTAGGCCACTCCGCAGCATGGTAACAGGCCTTCAGATGTCATTGGATGGAAAACTTTGTATAGTGCCACCGCCTGTTCGGCGTTCTCAGCTTCTACCTCAGTCCATCCGCCGCCCTGGTAGGCCTGCTTCGTGTCCTCACCCAGACCATAGGTGAAATAGTAGGTGGCCATTACTTCGCCTCCTTCGCCTTGTAGAGCTTCGTGCTCCGGTCGTAGGACAGGTTCAGCTCCTTCACCTTCGCCTTCCAGAGGGCCGTCAGCTCCGCCTTGGATGTAAGGGAATGCTGGATCGCGCCGAAGGCCGCTGCCATGGCGTTGAAGCTGTCCGCATCGACGGCGGTGGCCAGGAGATCCTTGCCTTCCCTCATGGCATCCTCATACAGATCCTTTTCCTCTTGTGCCCGGATAGCCTCTTCCTCGGAAATCGCATTGTACTGAGCGAACAGCTGGGTCAGGAAATCGTTCTTGCTTTCCGGGGTGAGAGCCGCGATCTTGTACACGCCATGGATGCCGCGGGTACCTTTGGCGAAATACCGTTCGCAGTTGGAGAAGCCGATCGTGCGGTCATTGCCCATCATTTCCACAAATCCGCCCAGGTCCATAGGCTCCCAAACGTTGTTCTTGGTCTGGCCTTCGACCTTGATCCGGAGGCGGATGTTATCGCCATCCTTATCCTCGATGGCGTGGAAGATAATTACGATGTTCTTCTTCAGCTCATAGAAGCAGTAGTCCATCAGTCGGACAAACTCACGGCCTACGAAGCCGTAGCCTTTCAGAGACAGGCTTCCGTCCCTCTGGCCCAGCTTTGGATCCTTCTTTATGGCCCACAGGCTCATGAGGGTGATGAGCTTCCCGCCCGTGTCGAATACCAGGGTGTCGAAGTTCTCCAGGTTCTGCGGGATCAGGTCATCAAGGATCTCCTGATAGCTTGCCGGCTGGATGTACGGCGCACGATACCGGGGCTCGATACGGTCAATGCCGAAGTCAACGTCAATGTGAAGCGGCCTCGGTGCGGACAGCGCGAGAGTGCTCTTACCGATGCCGGGATATCCGGCAATCAGCATCCTGATCTTCTTCTGGCCATCCTGGATTTCGTTGGGATTTCTGATCATAGTAGTTTGCTCCTTTCTTATGATCCTTGGTTGATAGTCTCAGGCGCCCAAGCGTCTGATTGCCGCCGCCGGACTCGAACCGGCCTCTGGTGAATAAACTCACCCGCATCCCCGATGCTTGACGGCTACCTTTGGCAGATAAGTACCTGCAGCCCTGCAGCCTTATGAGAAACTGCATGGGCTTATGCGGAGCCGGGATCTTACCGGCTTTGCTGAGGCGGGAGGTGGCCCCTGAAGATGAGAGCAGAGCACCTCATGGGCTTCTTCGCCCTCCGCAGTTGACAAGCTGCCTTTTGAGGGGATAGAATACTTATGGTTGATGGCCTCTATGAGGCGCCCGGGCTTGCCGTGTTTGCTCCACGACAGGCCTTTTATTTTGTGTGGTCGACAGGTTCTTTAACGGTCACGTTCCATATGTGGGTGATCACGTCTGAGATCTCCGTAACCTCTTCATCGTCCAGACCACCGATGTCCGGCCCGTCCAGTGTCAGGACATCCTTCATGATGACGATGTCGCCGACAATCGGCGTCTTGTGAACCAAAAATCCGTAGAGCAGGCTTCCGAGGTTGTTGAGTTCAGGTTTTTTCTTCAGTCGTCCTTCCTCATCGATCAGCATGCAGTAAGGCGTTGATCCGAAACCCAACGGCTTCACGTGCTCTGTTAGCTCCCAGCCCATCTTCTCGGCTATCTGAGGGAAGTTCCTAAAGTTAGCCACGTACATATCATTTTTGGTAGTGATCACGATTCCTTTCATTTCTGCTCCTTTCGCTCGTATCCATTACATTCCCAGGATCGGGTGGCCCAAAAGGAAACATTTTCCTTTTTGCCGTCACAATGCCAGCACCTTGATTCCGTGTCGTAACGGCAGTTATCCGTTCCCTGCCACCTGCAGGCGGCACACCGGCACCCGTGGCAATGCTTTGTTATCTCCATAACTGTTCCCCCATCAGACCAAGGAACTGGTCCTCCAGATCCTGCCGTGTGAAGCGGTCGAGGCAGTCCGGGCAGACAAACAGCGGATTGCTGGAAAACAGTTCGCCGGACTCCCGCCACTCATCAATTTCTTCCTGGCTGAAGCTCTCGCCGCACATTACGCAGGTCTTAGTACCGTCTTGTGACATAGATCTGCATCCTTCCGTTCAGCTTCATGCCGGTGCCGATCCTGGCCAGGAGGGCGCCGACCGCAACCATCAGAGCTCCCGCTGCCGTGATCCGTATGAAGAACATGAAGGCTTCGTGCCCTTCGGAATCAAGGCAGCAGGCAACGAACAGAAGGGCGCATTCACCGGAGAAGGCCAGGATATTTCCAATCAGATGGATCAGAACGGCGATGCGGTAGTAGGTCTTTCGTGACATTTTTCCAATTCCTCCTTCAGATATTTCTGGTATGTGTCCTTATATCTCGGGTCCTCTCGCATGGCTTTGATCGTCCGGTGCAGATTACGGAACAGAGATTCGGCTACCTCTGCAGGAATCTCATCGGTATTGATAGCGATTGTCTGGGTCATGCGGATCACCTCCTATGATTGAAATCGTGTGGGACTCTCTGCTGTAAAGGTAGACGTTATCTGACAGGCGTTCGTTTTCTTCGACTTCACTTTTCTGGATGAGCTCGTGCATGTTTCTGATTTCGTCCGCCGGCATTCCTGCATTGACCGGCATCACCATTGCTTCCCAGATACTGGAGAACAAAACATACAGGTCGCTTCTGTACTCGAGTGCGAGCATCTCCATCAGGACTCCGTCCAGAACGGCGGCAGCTCCGTATTCGTCACCTTCGATCCTCAGGATTAGGTACGGAGGGACCATGGCTTCCTGTAATTCCGATACAGCCTCTGGGGGCATCTGGCAGCCCATCTGCTCTGCGACCTGCAGAAATGACTGCGCCTTGGTGTTTGCCGTAAGGTTTTTCCCGGATTCCCTCCGGATTATGTTGATCGGGATTTTGTACTCATCCGCGAAGCTTTCTGTAAGGCTCGCCCATCCGGTAAATGTATTCCCGATCTGCGGTTCGACCTGCTTCAGAGGCATACCGTATTCAACGATCAGATCGAGAAATTTATCAGTGATGCACCCGGGCTTCTGTCTGTCCGCAGGCATCAGCCTCGGAAAGGTTGCGCTCAGGATGTTCCTATAGAATCTGTCTCTGTCTCTCTCATCGATCATCACAGGCCTCCTTCCAGGACGCTTTCGCCATCCACGCAGGCCATTGTGAACTTATAGAGGCCCTCAATGTTCTTAACTTCCCAGTCGACGGTATGGCCGATGGACTGGAGGATCTCTGCATAGGCCAGGGCCTTGCCGTAGGCCGTCAGGTTATTGGCCAGCAGTACCTCATGCTCGTTGTAGTTCGTTGAGGCAACTTCCCTTTCGAAGTCATCCTTCAACAGGTCAAAAAAGGTGTATGTCATCGTCGTTTGCTCCTTTCGTGGTTGATGGCCTATCAGTTACTGACTGGCCGTTGGTTCTTATGTCTGTAGCAATTCAGTAATGGAGACACCCAGCGCATTGGCGACCTTCTGAAGGCTTACCACTGTAGGGCTGTGGGTTTTCCATTTGCTGATGCCTGACCTGGAGATTCCGCAGGAAGCCTCCAGCGCTGTGATGGCGATTCCTCGCTCCTTTGAGAGCGTTACGATCCTGTCGTAAATGGAACCACTTAGGAATGCATCCTGTTCCTCATCAGCTGATTCCACGTCCGTCTGGTATGTCCACGGCGACGTCAGCCCGCGGATGACCATGCCAGTTCCATCTGTGTACATTTAATTCTCATTTGCTCTGCTCCTTTTCATACGCTTAATATGTTGGTCATTTAGGTCAAAAAAATTTTGTCCACGGAGATATCAAGAGCGAGCGCCAGGCGATATAAGGTCTTCGTGGTCGTATTTTGGATACTTCCCGCCTCGAGTCCCGATATAATAGCTCTGCTGACACCGCTCTTCTCGGACAGCTCTTCCTGCGACATTTTCTTCGCTTCTCGAGCCTCTTTGATGGCAAATTTCATTGATTTCCTCCTTTCGTCTATTTGCTCGCCCAATATGTTGGACATTCGCATAGTACAACATCCATTTCTCGATGTCAAGCATATTGGGCAATTTTTGTTTAATTTATTTTGCAATTCCATTGACTTGCGCTTCTTGGATTTGTATAATAAACAATACATTTAAGGGAGAGGAAAAAGCCATGACACTTGGAGAAATGATGCTGAAGTACAGAGAGGAGCACGGGATTTCACAGAGACAGTTTGCTGCTGACAGCGGACTTTCTCATGGCTATGTCTCTATGCTCGAGAAAAATAAGCACCCGAAAACTGGCCTTCCAATCACCCCAACTATCGACATCTATAAGAAAGTTGCTGATGGAATGCACATGGATTTGCATCAGCTTTTCTCCATCATGGAAGATCAGCCGGTAGTGCTGGATGCAGAAGACAAAATGTCCACCCTCAAAAAAGAAGGTGGACTCAAAGGTGTGTTGGCAGATACTATTCTTCAGCTTGATGATGCTGAGGCGGAGGAGACTCTTCAGTATATCCAGTTTTTGCTTTCAAAGAAATCAAAAAAGAGCTGAGAGCTGATAAGTCATCAGTCGACAGCATGTCAAGAAGCTCCAGGATTGCTTTGCGGTCCATAATGCTTTCTCCTTTCCCAAATTACTGCCGACAGTGTAAGGGCTATTATACCTTAGAAGGGTGGATTATGGAGCGGTTTGTTAGAATCTAACGGGAAGCGATATAGGAGACAGTGCATGATATCTGAACAGGAAAGACTTCTTGATAAAAGCATCGAGGCCTTTGTGCTTGGCCTTGAGATCTACAATAAGCCCACGCTGAGATATCGCGTGGAGGGCTTCAGTTTCTTCATAGTGAATGCCTGGGAACTGATGCTGAAGGCGGAAATGCTGCGGCGGGGCATGTCGATCTATTACAAAGATAACCCTGGCAGGACGGTAAGCATTGATGTCGCCATCCGGAAGATTTATCCGGATAAGAATACCCGCATTCGCCTGAATCTCGAAAAGATCATCGAGCTCCGGAATATCAGCACCCACTATATTACCGAAGACTATGAGCAGAAGTACGTTCCTTTATTCCAGGCATGTGTTCTGAACTATGCCAATGAAATCAAGAGGTTCCATGGCGTGGACATATCAGATCACATTGCTCAGAACTTCCTGACAATCACGGCAAATTACGAACCTCTGGATAACGAGCAGATCCGCCTGAAGTATTCACCGGAGGTGGCTGAGAAGCTGATCCAGCAGGCTAATGAAATTGCGGTTCTGAACGAAACCTACAATTCAGACCATTTTGCCATCAATGTGCGGCAGAACCTTTATATTACCAAGAAACATTCCGAGGCGGATTTCACAGTTGCCATTTCAAAGGACTCCGACACCAAGGTTGAAATCGTAAAAGAGCTGAAAGATCCCGCTGACACTCACAGATATTCTTTCAACACGGTGATTACAGCCGTACAGGAAAAGATGATGCGGGAGGGGATCCGGATCGATTATGAGAAAGGCTTCAATTCTTATGTTCTGACCCTCGTGATTGATTTCTACGATGTGAAACAGGATCCGAAGTATGCGTATAAGCACATGATAGGCCGCCAGGAGCAGTACACCTACTCACAGCAGTTTGTCGAGTTCATTGTGGGCGAAATAAAAAAGAACCCGGACGGGTTCGTGGAAAGCTTAAGGAAAAGAAAAAGATAACCCCAGGCACATAGGAATGCTCAGGCCATGAAGCCCTACCCCATTTTGGGACCCAGCGTTTATCCTTCACGAGTTATCTACGCTTATAGTAACCTAAGTTGATCAAAAAGTCAAATGAAAAGACTTGTTCGCAGGAGGTGGCGGTATGTCAAAAGCAATCAAAATTACATCTATGCGCTGTCCTGACTGTGGTGGGAGTATCGAACCTGCGGACGGAAAGGCCACAGCCAGATGCCCGTACTGTAATGCGGTTCTCCATATAGAAGGAATATCGGATGAAGGATCCGGCGCCAGAAAGATGCCCGCATCATTGGAAAAGGATCTGACAAATTCCGGTTATAAGGCTGGAACACAAAAATTTGTCGCCTTGCAATGGTTCGATTACATAGTGCTTGCCCTTACTGTAATAGGGATGATCTGGACCATGTGGACTACTGGTAATGGAATATTCATGATTATGGTAGCCGTTTTAGGCGCTTTCATAGTCTGCATCCGGATCATGATACGAGGGCAGATGTATAGGAATAAGAACCGATGGCAGTAAGAAAGACCAAAAAACAGGATCCGTCCGAGCAGGTTGGTGTGATTTATGCCCGGTACTCATCACATGCCCAACGGGACTGTTCCATCGAACAACAGGTGGAGGCGGCCACCGCTCACGCGAAGAGGCTGGGCATCGAGATCAGGCAGATATATTCTGACCGGGCCGTTTCCGGAAAGACAGACAAGAGGCCGGCCTTTCAGAAAATGCTCCGGGATGCGGAAAAAGGCGGTTTCCAGTATGTGATAGCCTGGAAGTCTAACCGGATCGGCAGGAACATGCTGCAGGCCATGGTCAATGAGGAACGCCTCTCAGAGATGGGCGTCCGATGCCTGTATGTCGAAGAAGACTTCGATGACAATGCTGCCGGCCGATTCGCTCTCAGGAACATGATGAACGTCAACCAGTTCTACATTGAGAACATGGCTGAGGACATCAGGAGAGGCCTGCGGGATTCAGCTCAGCAATGCCGGGCACTGGGATTTCCTCCGCTTGGATATAAGAAAGGGCCGGATGGTAAGTTTGCGATCGATGAGCCGAATGCAGAGATCGTCAGAGAGATCTTCAGGAGAGTGCTGACCGGAGAAGCCCAGATCGATATCATCAACGATCTGAACCGCAGGGGACTGAAGACGTCCAGGGGCTTTTCCTGGAGCCGGAACAGCCTGCAGAATCTTTTGAAAAACGACAAATATATCGGCTATTACCGATACATGGATATAGAGATCAAGGGAGGGATTCCACGAATACTGTCGGATGAGCTCTTTTATCAGGTTCAGGAGGCTTTGAAAATGAAACCGAATCCAGTAAAGAACAGGCGGAGGAGCCCATACGGGGAGTACCTGCTGACAGGGAAACTGTTCTGTGGGAAGTGCGGAGCTCCCATGGTGGGTAAGAGCGGAACCGGGAAGATGGGAAAGCTCTACTTCTATTATACATGCAAGAACCGGGAGGACACGAAATCCTGTGATAAAGAGAATGTCCGCAGGGATGAGATAGAGGATTATGTGGCCAGGGCTATCAAGGATTATGCCCTCACGGATGAGGTGATCGACTGGATTGCGAATGGTATTGCGGCATGGTCTGAGAAGACTGAAAGGGAGGCTGGCCTCGATATCATAGAATCCCAGATCGAGGACAATCAGAAGGCTCTCAATAACGTGATGAGGGCTATTGAGATGGGGATCATATCAGAAACCACACAGACGAGGCTCAAAGAACTGGAGAAAGATAAGCGGGAGCTGAATGCCAAACTGATTACAGCCAGGGCTGAGATCATTACCGTCACAAAACCGGAAATGATTGCCGGACTTCGGACATTTCGTGAGGGGGACTTTGACAACCAGGATTTCCGGAGAAGTCTGTTTGACACTTTCCTGAAGGCCGTGTATATTTACGATGATGACATCAGGATCGTGTTCAGCTTCGCAGGAGATAGTAAGAATACTGTAACTGTTCCTCTAAAGGACATAGCCGAAGATGAGCCTGGCAGTCATTCCGGGCCATCCGATGAAGCAGACTATTACCGGGGTGGAGTGTTCGCACAAAGCCCCGTCAGCTCCACTGCCCACTTCGATACCGAAAAGCAGATTTTTCTGTATCAAAGCAAAACGGATTCCCGACCGCCAGCCTCTGCTGACGGTCGGGAATCCGTTCTTTATTATTTGTTTCGCCAGGTCTGCACCGAAAATCTCGCTGCTTTCTCTCGGC